TTGTGAACAACAAAAATCAAAGAGTGACTTACAATCACGACGTGATACTCGAAGCGATGCTTCCGAAACTGAAGTTCCAAGCTTGCTGGCTTAAGCGAAAGTACTGGTCTCAAAGTACTAACTTGCCAACGAATGTACGCCACTTGGCTACGATCGAAGAACTGAAGTCTACTAAAAAGTAGGCTTTGGCTTCGGCCGATAACTTAACACACCTCAGCGTGTGTATAGCATAGGTATGTTCCGTCCTCAGCGGCAGGTGGATCAAGTGCACTCGCCGAAGGCGGTGTATAGCAACGCGTATAGCACGGTAAAAAGAGTGCTTTAGGTTGCAGACCAAAAACGACCACCGTTAGATAATATATATGAATAACAAATAACACTACTATGACACTAACAACTGAAGAATTAAGGGAAGAAATTTACACCGATCTAATACAGGAATTTGACCACCTGACTCACGAAGAGATAACGGATATGGTCGATGTAGAAATGATGGTAACTTGGATTGCTGACGGAAATGTGGAGAGACACGGTGAAGACACCTATGTAGAACACACAACACAGTGGAGGAAGAAGTTCACGATGTCAGAGTTAATAAGGTTTTACTTAAAAGAATTTTAGGTCGATGCCGAAGTAACGGATCTCACTGAGCTAACTTAGATAACTAAGGTTTAGTTAAGTAATACTAGTGTAGAGTAGTCAGAGACTATCTATTAGACGTTAACTACTATTTAGTTGGAGTAATAGAATTACACTTAAACGACTAGTATTTAATTAAATTAATATAATTACGTGTTTGGGAGTGAAAGCTACAGTAAATATGGGATTATTTAAGTGAGTAAGTGATATTAAGTGTTTGTAAGTGGCTACGGTAATGGTTGTCACGGTCACAAACTAAAAACGACTACCGTTAGATAATATAAATGTAACTAATAATAACTAAATAATATGAAATTAACCGACAAAGAATTACACTTATGCTACCAAGCACTATTTTTCGAAGTAGATCAAGTAACTGATGGGCTTAAAGTGAATGAAGAAGATTACCAAGATGAAATAGTATTAATGAATAAAATATATTACCGAAATGTGGAGTAACTGTTGCGGTGCGGAACCGAGCTATTTAAGCGATGAACTATGTGGTGCATGTTTAGACCATGCAGTATTTGATGACGAAGACGAAGACGAAGATATGGGTGACACCTGTAGAAACGGAAAAGAATGGAATAAATGTGAATGTTGTTAACTAAAAACTATAACTATGAAGAATTTAACTGAAGAATATGTAAACATCGATTGGAGCGGAATATGCGAAGACTTCGATCTCGATAGCGGTGATATTTCACCTGAACAATCTTTCGAACTTGACCGTGCACTCGGTAATATAAATGAAGTATTACACAACTTTATTGACCAAAATAAACCTACGGTACACATTGGCACCGCTACCCTAACTAACACTGAACACAACGTACTAATGGTTGCACTTGACCACATGTTCGAACACCTAAGCGATATGCGAGACGATTTAGCTCCTTTTGAGGATGAGGTTACTAATATAAAACGAATAGCGGCCGTTAGGTCACTACAAAAACTATTTAAAAAATAAACTATGAAAACTAAAGAATACGTATACCTATGGGTACTAGATTTCAACGACATGCAAGTGTATAAGTACACTATCAAAAGAGTGCTATACAACGATTACCCGGAATACCCGAAAGACTACATGCAAACAGTAGGTCACGACACCAACAACGTACAGTGGATGGTATCCCCTTATGATGAAGTACTAGACGAAAATAACGGATGGACGGCAACATAACAAAAACGATCACCGATAGATAATAATAATGTAACTAACTAACAATATATACTATGCAAAAAGAAAACCTAAAATTACCAATAAAACAATTTCACCGACTATACGATTTATTAGGTGATCTACTTGACCATGAATCCGATACTAACGATTTCAATATGGAGAATAATGACATCGAGTTGATCGAGGATATCCGGCATGAGTTGTTTAACCAAATACCCGATGAAAAAACCTTCACCGACTATGCCTTAACCGGCCGATCGTCAAACCCTAGTATACTAGCGGGTAAACTATATAAAATAGTAGAACAAACGAGTAAGCACGGTTTCAAACTAGAAGTCGAAGACGATGAAGTGATCTTTTGTCTCTTCAAAAACTGTGCCTTCCTAAACGGTAGAGATTGGACCATTATCAACGTAGAAAACTAAGTAGCTATGACACTAGATATGCAATTAACCGACGAAGAAATAAAAGAAATAGCGGATCGCATGGACGACCTAATGTGGGAGGGATTCCACGATATAGTAGACGATGTGTACCGCGAACGTGAAGATTCCTCGTATGACTACGAGATCTGGGACGAAGATATAATTAAAGTAAGAAAAGAATTAAAAAAATATATATAACTATGATACACGAATTAGCCAAAGTAGTACACCAATGGGACGAAGATAACGACAGATGGATGTATATTGAGTACGACAACGACGGAATGGTAATGGGATTAAACTTTATGCAAGGCGATGAATACGAGTGCTTTAAGAAAGACTGGTGTGTAAGCGATAAAGGTTTAACAGCGTTTTATAAGCAAATGCTATACACCTTCGCTTACGAGAACGGAAATGTACCAGAGCACTGCTTTATAAACAGTTGTATGTGGGCATACCACTCTGCGATCTCTGAGTACGAAGATAACGACTGCAAAATAGGTAACGCCACAAAATGTTACGCTAACAAATGTTGCAAAGCAATTAGTGGAAGGTAACAAAGCAAAAACGACCACCTGTAGATAATATAAATGTAACTAAAAATATATAACTATGACTAAAGAATTATCACCCTTACAACGTTCGTTCGATCGAATCAATGAATTAATACCACATAGCCATGACGTACTGCTTCGATGCAGTTTATACGAAATGTGCGTTGAATTAACTAACAAATCTTTCTCTGAAGGAATTAACACTAAATACTAATAACTATGAATTACAAAGTAAAAATTGAAAGCAGAACTTTAAGTATAAACCTTATGCACCACAGTACTGTCGATCTCGGTATATTCGCTGTAAAAGCTACAACCCACTCCTTCTTATTTGACGGTCTAAAAACCGAATGGGGTGCGGATATAAATGAAACGGAAATGGAATTCTACGTCAACGACAAACGATGCAAGTATGTAGGATTTAAAGAACTATACACTCAACTATACGGTAACTCCTTCAATACCTGGGAAGCCGACCTAACACGCCAGATCGAAGAAGTAGTTGCAAAACGAATTGCAAAAGAATATCCAGGATGTGACGTAAACTTTTAAATATATGAATATAACACCACCTCACCCTAAGTATCTTAAAATACTAGTACTAATAATAATGTTTTACCTTTTAATAATAAAATAACTATGCAAGAAATAACCGAATACATTGAACAAGAGTTAACGTCTTTAAAACGCGGTATTGTCGCCACACCAGACGAAGATTACCTAGATCGATTTACTGATGCTAATAACGGATGCAACGATTTTTTACTAATGCAAATGTCAAAGCAGTACGGCTACAAGCTAGCGTTACTTGCTATACACGAACAACTAAAAACCAAATAATATGAAAGCATTCAAATACAACCGACAAAACCGAACCATTACACTCGACGGTATTAAGTTCCGACCTTATACTGTAGGTAACTTACCACCAAGCTTCGGCTTTAAAGTCTCTGACGACGGAGAAAAAGAAGGAATATCTAATTGGTTCAACTACAAAGGTTTAACCTACATAAAAGCATAATCATGAAAAAATTAAAACTAAAAGCACTAAGTACCCTTAAAAAAATAAATAAATTATTAACCGAGCTTGCCGAGGGCGCAGCTTTTGCTATACGCAATTAACTATGATACTAACTGAACACCAAAAAAACGAACTCGACGCGGTAGCAGACTCTGTTGCGCACTATATTGAAGACCACTTACGTGAAACAATATCATGGCAAACACCTAACGAGTTAATAGATACCATGAATGACGGCCAATTTTTTGAAGCTTTAGACTACACATATAACAAAGTATTACAATTAATAACAGAATAATAATACCCAGCGAATAAATAACGTGCGTGATATGGAGGTACAAAGTATAGGCAAATGTCGAACTCCCACCGGATGGATAACCGTGACGCTAGTAAATGTCTGGGTATATTTTTAAACTAAAACTATGGGAAGAATAATTGAAATATCACCGCAACAAGATGTTGTTAACAAAATTAATGCGAAAGCAGATTTCACTCACAACATAAATAATACCAGACTAGAACGCTACACTGTAAGCACACAGAGTATACTTAAAACCGCAAATCCATCGCTATTCTCAAAAAATACGTGGCAAATAGTAGACGACGCATTCAACAGCGATCACGAATTGTTTGGCGGTTGGTTAAGTGAAGACGACATATACTTTCTTGACTACGGTTTAAGCGTGAGCGATCTTAAAGAAGCAATGAAAATAGCTAAATTTAACGAACAATTAGCAATATATGACAATGTGTCACAAAAAGTAATAGACGTTGCATAACAAAAACGATCAACTATAGATAATATAACTGAATACAAAATCTAATAACTATGAATATATTTTATTTACATAGCGATCCAGTTGTCGCTGCACAAAAACAATACAATAAACACGTTGTCAAGATGATACTTGAGTCTGCGCAATTACTTTGCTCCGCTCATCACATGCTAGATAGTGAGATAGATGTCCCCTACAAACTAACACACAAAAACCATCCGAGTGCTGTGTGGACTAGACAATCTGTACAAAACTATGCATGGCTATACTTCCACATGTTAGCTCTTGGCAATGAATATACTAAGCGCTACGGTAAAAAACACCTGACCATAATCAAGTGCGAGAACATACTGTCTCAAACACCTGGTCCGATCTTTAATACCGGCTTAACTGACATGCCGCAATGTATGCCAGATGAGTATAAAGTTTCAGGTGACTCCGTAGCTGCTTATCGTAATTACTATGTAAATGAAAAAGCACATTGCGCTAATCCTAAAGTCGAAATGCTATACACTTCGACGGATCAGTTTGACTAACCTAAAAAACTAAGTAGTATCACGAGTAACAGCGTAATTAACTGTTGGCACGGTGCAAGTCCGATCCTGCAAAGGAAGATAACTACCAGGCGAAAGATACGATTAATGATCACATAATAGCTGATAACCGCGAAAGGAATGCCGTGACGCGAGCGAGGGAGTTCGACTCTCCCTGCGGTTACTAATATTAAACTAAATAACTATGGAATTTACCGAAAGAGAACTAACAATAATTAAGTGTGCCTTAAGCGACTATAAAAATCAGATTGAGTACCACACATCAAACCAAGATTTACTTGAGGAAATAGCAGAACTAATAAATAAAAAACTATGACAGCAAAGCAAATTGACCTTATGCCTATCGAAGAATTAGAATCGCTAGCACATAACTTAACACCAGAACAACTAGCACAATGGACCGGATCCGGATATGATGGATCAACCTATGTAAAACTATTACTAGAGCCACTGCCTCACTGTGCATATTCCGGTCTAACATCACCAGAAGCTTATGAGTAAATTCATGATTTACAATGCAGATGAAGTTACATTCATATTAGCAAAAACACTAGACGAAGCTAGACAATGGGCAATAATGTATTGCGATCATTCACACGAGATAATAGTAAGAGAAGTAAGTGATATTAAATATAAATACTAAAAACTATGAGAAACAAAATAGAAATTTACGTAAGAAAAAATTACAAACGAACATTTGGTGATAAACCATTAATTATTAAAGAGCTAGGAAAATGTTATTTAATATCAGCTGGTAAAGACGATTCACCTTTAATTTTAAATAAAAATATAACCAATGAGTAAAGTAACTAAAGAAATCCTGATTTTAGAGTCAGAAGCGGTGGTCTATGCACAGTATAAGCACCGAGAAGAAGAATTAATGGTAATGTTCAACCGCGGAGCTACTTATACATACTTTAATGTACCAGTGCATGTATGGCGTGGATTACAAACAACCGATTCAGTCGGAGGATTTGTAAGTAGACATGTAAGAATGAAGTTTGAATTTAAACTTGCAGACTAAACACGATCACTAATAGATAATAAACTTGAATAACAATTAATAATTAAATACAATAACTATGGAAATGACTAAAGAAGAATTACAATTAAAAGTAAACGAGCTAACTCAATCGTTAGATACGTTTAACAAAAACACTGAAATGTTAAAACAGGATCTAGCTGTTACAAAGCGTGCACTAGAAGTTGCTGATCGACCTAAAATTACGCAAGATCAAATGACCGAAATTCAAGATGCAATATACACGGTTGTTAACAATGTAGACTTCACGGATTGTAACAACTACGACATGGATTTTGAAATAGATTACGATAATCGTATTGCTGTAAGCAACATGGAGTTCAATAACTCCGACGAGATTGCAGACGATATATCTTCTGAAATAGGGTCTTTGTTTAACGTAATACAGCCTGAAAATGAAGCCTAAAGTAAGACAGATGGTTACAAGGGGTGGCAATCCTGCCCCTAATCAATTTTTGCTATACACTCGCGACGGCACGTACTTTCAAAGTTACAACAGTACTATTGCTTTCCGTGATCACAACGGCAAGATACAACTTGACGAAAACACCTGGGATTATTCTAAAACCACAGCTGAGTACAGACGTGATTTTTTAAACGAAGGTGTTGATTTAACCCGAGATAAAATACTATCTGGTGAATACCAGTTAACTAACTTAAATTAAAGTATGACAGAAGAAGAAATGGAAAAGATAGCTAATATGATCTCAGATAGAATATTTGCGAAGATAGAAGCGGACACAGTAGCCTTCAACGAAGAATTTGCTGATAGCTTACCAAGTAATAACGAACAGATAGCAGAGCTGCAAATGTTGCTATTGCATTACGAAAAGCAAGAGGATTATACTAGAGCCGCTAATGTTTTTAAGCAGATCAAATCACTTGAAGATAAAAATAATCCAGGCCGTGACATATAGGATACTTAAACTAGTAGATATTATTTTTAGTTAAAAATAAATATTAAAACTAACATTTAAAGTGTTTCAGTATACGTATATAATTACACGTTTTTACGACAAACTTGCATGGTATTATGTTAAAGTTTCAAAAAATAAATTATGGCAGATCAAAAACGACTAAGCAAAGATAATAATTGTAACGATATGAATAAAATTGAAAAATTTAATGAGTGGATGCTGAAAATACATAACGAGCACTACTCGGACAACCAAGCTATGATAGCTGCATACCAAAAAATAAATGAAAAAATATAATATTGATAACTATGTAAGATACCAAAAAGATCTTAAAGAAACGTTAAACAATTTACCCGGTGTATTCTTTGACGAATATACTCGAGACCAACTTATAACTAAGTTCATGCCCCTAACAGAAAACCTTGCACGTAAATTTGCAACATCACATCAAGCCATAGGAGTGCTATCAATTAACGATCTGATACAAGCAGGTCACATCGGCTTAATAAATGCTGTAGATAAGATTGACTGGCTAGTTTTAAACAGTTCTAGTAACATAGAACAAACTATCAAGAGTTTCCTATCAAAGCGAATTAAGGGCACAATTAGGCGCTACATTAATCATAACATGGGAGATATAAAAATTCCTGAATGGAAGATCAATGAGGTACGCAAAAGTCCAAGCAACCCCGCAATTAATAATTTGCTAAGCAAATCTAAGTCGATGTATTTAGGTGACTTTACAATGAACAGCGATGATGACAGCGGTGCAGTAATTGAAATAGAAGATGACTCTACCGAGTACAATGTAGATCTTATGAATGAGTATATAATTGCTTTACTAAGAAAACATTTAACAGAGCGTGAGCAAGATGTAATACGATTAAGTTATGGTCTTGATTGCGACAAGCACGATGCTGTAGAAATATGCTCTATATTGGGTATAGAAGGATCTTATAAAAAGAAAGGTGTAAGAATTTCCGAAATAAAACGCAAGGCGATTGATAAGTTAATTGAGAAGACAAATGACGCGCAACTACCTGATTTACTTTAATTTATAATTAAAAATAAAGCGTAGTTTATTTAAAAAATGTGTAATTATATATATAACACCAAAGTATTTAAACCAATAAAAACTATATAAATGAAATCAAATTTAAAAATGAAATTAGCCAATATTCAGGTTAATCTTAAAGCTAAAAAATCCAGATACAATGGGTTTGGTAAATACAATTACCGTGCTGCAGAAGATATCCTTGAGGCTATAAAACCTTTCTTAGATAATGAGAAAGTGTCTGTGACTATTACCGAAGAAATGATATCCTTCGATCCACCCGTATTAAAATCAACAGCGAGCATACACGATGCGGAATCTGACGATGCTATACATACCTGTGCGATTGTCGGTGTCGATCTAATGTCAAAGGGTATGAGTATGCCGCAAAAATACGGTGCAGCCTCATCTTATGGCAAGAAATATGCGTTAGGTAACTTACTTTTAATTGATGATACAGCAGATGCAGACGCGTCTAACGATCACTCAGGCAAAACCGCTAAAGTTACGTTAACATCTAAAAAAGATCCGTTGTTTGCTAAAGCAATCAAGTTTGTTTCCGAGGGAGGCGCTGTGTCGGCTATCGCTGGCAAGTATGATCTTAGCAAGGAAATAAAGAAAGCTTTAGAAGATGCTCAGCCTATTAAAACCGAAACGCTGTAATGACTAAAGCCGAACAGAAAAAAGTAGTAAAGCTACTTAGACAAGACGCGGAATATTACGACGGAGTAGGTAGGCAGTATAGATCTAACTCAGATATATACAAGCTACTCAACGACCCGGAGCAATTTGGAAAGCCGAGTGAACAAAACATCAATTTCGTTATTGGTGGTTACATTCACACGGCAATCCTTGAGCCGGAAAAACTAGAAGCTAACTATCCTGTATCAGAAGGATCAAGTAGGCTAACAAAAATTTACAAAGCAGATGTTGTGGCTAACGACGGCAAGATGATGATCTTACGTAAAGAGGTAGACAGCTGCAACCTAATGATTAACAAAATCAAAAACAATTCAGTATGTCAATCTTTATTAACAGGTCAAGACGTTATATACGAAGAACCTGGAATCAAAAGTATTAATAACACCTGGTGGAAAGGTAAAGCCGATTGTATCAACAAAGATCAAGGTTTGATTGTAGATATAAAAACTACGGGCGATATAAACCGTTTTAGAAAGAGCGCTAGTATATACAACTATGACAGTCAAGCATACTTATATAAAGAAATATTTGGCTATGATATAGTTTTCCTTGTAGTATGTAAGAAGACACATCAAATAGCCGTGTATGATTGTTCTGAAGAGTTTTACGATCGTGGTAGTTACAAAGTCAAGTTAGCTATGGAACAATACGAAAAGCTAATAGCTGATCCACTATTTGATCTTAAAGATTACGTTAAACAAGGAACGTTATAGATGCATAACAAAAACGATTACCAATAGATAATGAATATGAATCCAATTAAATATATAAAAATGCAAAGAACACCAAAACAAACCTGTACTGTGACAGGATTAAAAACCGCAGAGACTAACTTTTATGCTAACCAAACTCATGTAAAAGCCGTTGACAACCTTCGACGAAACACGGGCACGACAAAAGAACAATTAACAAGGATGTTTAACCAATTAAAAACTTATTAAATTATGGCAAGTATTATGAAAGCAAACATAGATCTAAATAAAATCCCTAAGGATAAGATCTACAAAGGAAAGAAAGGTAACTATTTACCAATCGTTATTACAATAAACGATGAACTAGGAAACTATGGCGACAGTGGTCCCATAATTGTAGAACAAACTAAAGACGAGCGTGACGCTAAGGCTGATAAAGTTTATTTAGGTAATGTAAAAATCGTATGGACTAACGGTACGAACGTTGATGCAGCACCTAAAGAAGATAACCAACAGCAATCAGCACCAAGAGCTGTTGCAGTAGAAGACGACGGCCTGCCTTTTTAGTGACAGAGCAATGCGAAATGTGTAATGAAGTTATGACTAAGTGTGACTTTAATTATTGCGATATCTGTCCGGACTGCTTAGACGAATCAAATTAAATTAATCTTATTGGGAGTATATAGAAATGTATGCTCCCTTTTTTAACCCATATAAATAATGGTAAGAGAAATCAACGGCTTTGTAATTGACGAGTACAATGTACACAAGCTAGAAGAGAAGACACAAGGTGTATGCCCTATGTGTTCTCATGACCGGAAACCTAAGAATCAAAAAGCTAAATGCGCTTCTTATGACTGGGATAGAGGTATTGGTACGTGTCACAACTGCAATAAGCCTTTTCAATTGCATACCTTTAAACGCAAAGGTAAAGCAGAAAAAGTATACGAAAAACCTAAACCTTTTGTAGAAGCACCTGTATCATCTAAAGTGGTTGAGTGGTTTGAATCGAGAGGGATCAGTGCAGAAACACTGAAAGATGTAAGAGTAACTGAAGGTCAAACTTATATGCCTCAGACTCAAAAGAATGAAAATGCTATACATTTCAATTACTTCATGGGCGGTGAGTTAACAAACATCAAATACAGAGATGCACGTAAAAACTTTAAGCTCGTATCAGGCGCTGAAAAAGTATTCTATAATATAGATGCCACAGTTGGCTTTGAATATTGTATAATAGTTGAAGGCGAAATGGATGTATTAGCCCTGCACGAAGCGGGTATAACAAACGCTATATCAGTACCGAATGGCGCAACCTTAAATAATAATAACCTTGATTATCTTGATAATTGTATTGATTATTTTGAAGACAAAGAGAAGATCATATTAGCTGTTGATACAGACGATGCTGGATTAGCATTGCAAACTGAGCTAATACGTAGATTAGGCTCTGAAGTGTGCTTCATAACAACATTTGAAGACTGTAAGGATGCTAACGAATATTTACAAAAGTATGGAAAAGAAAAACTATCAGAGCGTATTACGGGAGCAAACCCTGTACCAATGGAGAATGTTACGACGTTTAGGGATATCGAAGACGAAGTTACCGACTTTGTACGCAATGGCTTTACACCAGGATTTCAGATTGGGCTTGAAGACTTTGATAATATCTTTTCAACTTATACCGGTCAATTTATTACTGTCACTGGTATTCCTTCTTCCGGAAAGAGTGATTTTGTGGACCAAATGGTTGTGGGATATAACAAACGCTACAATTGGAAGACAGCGTACGCTTCGCCTGAAAATGTACCGACCTTTCTACACGCCCACAAATTAATGCGTAAAACCTGGGAGGGTATGCCTGCTAAGGAAGATATTGGAGGAGACAAGTGGAACAGAATAGCGGATCACTGTAATGCTAATTACTTTCACATTGATATGGAAAGATATTCTCTGGAAGCTGTGCTTAAAAAAGGTGCAGAACTTGTTAAGCGTAAAGGTATTAAGTGTTTAGTAATAGATCCATTTAACAAAGTGCGCGATACAAATGCAGCGAGTGACGATGTTAATCGATATACTATGGATTACTTAACAAAGATAGAAGTCTTTGCCAAAAAGTACGATGTACTTGTATTTGTAGTTGCTCACCCTACTAAAATGTATAAGAATCAAAAGACCGGCGAAATTGATGAGCCTACAATGTATTCTATTAAAGGAGGAGGAGAATGGTATGATGCTAGTTATCACGGGCTATTAGTGCACAGAGATTACGAAGCCAACACTGTTAAAGTAAAAGTGCTTAAGTGCAAGTTTCAAAATCTAGGTACTAACGGAGCTGAAACACATTTCACTTGGGAAAACAAAAGTGGTTGTTATATACCGCTAAACAAACCAGATGAAGAAAAAATGCCTTGGGAAAATGCCTAAAGCTAAAGTAAGCATGATGGGCAAGCACAACCCAAGCGAAGAAGAAGAAGCTGCAAGACGTTGGTGTATTAATAATAATATAAGAATATCACCTTCGGCAGTAGGCGCTGGAACACCTACCAGATGGATATTAGTATTAGATCTTAATGGTAAGATAGTTAACGGCCCAGATCAATTAGCAAAAAACGAAGTGTGGATTAAAATGTACGAGTATTATATGTATTATTATAAAAAATCAAATCAATGAAAACAAAAGAAGTAACATTTAGAGACCCTATAATTGAAAAAGTATGCGATCAATTAGTTAGTAGATCCGATGTAGGATATAAAAAGTATGGTGTAACTTTAGAAAAAGATGCTCCTGACTTACAGAAGTGGTTACAACACTTACAAGAAGAACTATTAGACGCTGCTAATTACGTAGAAAAACTAAAAAGTGTATTAAGCAATGACTAATATAGAAGAAGAATATAAATATCTTATGGCAGAGATTCTATACAGAGGATCTGAAAAGAAAGATAGAACAGGTACAGGTACAAAGTCTGTATTTGGCAGAACTATTAGACATAATATGGATTTAGGTTTTCCTATGCTTACATCAAAAAAAATAAGCTTCAATGCTGTAAGAACTGAATTACTTTGGATATTGCAAGGTAGAACTGATCTTAAGTATTTAGAGGAAAACGGTGTTAAGTATTGGAGGCCAGACTACGAACGCTCTGGCAGAACAGATGAAACACTAGGCCCTGTATATGGCAAACAATGGAGAGATTTTAATGGAGTGGATCAACTTTACAAGCTCATCGATGCTATACGCTATGATTCTAATAGTCGTCGCATGATGGTTTCAGCCTGGAATGTTAGCGAACTAAGTGATATGGTTTTACCTCCGTGTCATTACGGCTTTCAAGTTTACGTAAATAACGGTGTTATGGATTTAATGTGGCAACAAAGATCAGCTGACTTTTTTCTTGGCCTGCCGTACGATATTGCAATGTATGGCTTACTACTAGAGATGTTGGCTAAAGGCTCTAATTTGATCCCTGGGCAGCTAATAGGACAGCTTGGAGACTGCCATTTGTATAACAATCATTTAGATCAAGCTAAAGAGTATTTAAGTAGGCCACGACGAGTTATGCCTTCGCTAAGATTGCATGATGGTTTGTCTATTAGCTATGACAGTCGCGTATGTATTCCAGATGCTGAAGATATTGAATTAATCAAGTATAATCCCCTGCCAGCTATAAAAGCTCCTTTGAGCGTTGGCAACTAAAACAATTAAATTATGAGTAAAGATAAAAGATATTATTTATACCACGTTAAAGGTTTAAAAATAGGAGTAACAAACAACGTGAAGCGAAGAGTTGAAGAAGAGCAAGGATTTGCACCCGAAGAATATGAAATATTAGCTAGTAGTGCAGACAAAGAAATAATTTCTAAAATGGAATTTGATCAGCAAAGAAAGTTTGGTTATTCAACAGATAGAGAAAGCTATGCTCAAGCTACTAGGCCAAAGCAACCGTATGCAGGTGATAAGCCTAATGTAACAGACCAAACAGTAACATTCCCGTGTCCTATAGTAAAGCTAGACGGATGGATGCGATCTAAATTACCCTTATCTATAACAATACCAAACAAAGGAGTTGCTTTGGTAACATTAGAAAACCTAAACGAAGTTATGGATCTTGTTCAAACTTCTCAGTGGCGTAAAGAAAGATGTTACATATACAATAATAAATTATATGATGCATGTAAAACGCAAACCATACAAGGATCAAATGATTTTATGAGTATGACAGTCAACGAGCCCTCTTATGCTTACGACTACAAACCTACAGCAGCTTGTGGCAAATGTGTATTTCCTAAAATACGTGAGTGGGCTAAAGAGCGCGGTATATTTGACAAAGGTGATGTCAAAACACAATACGTTAAGTTAATGGAGGAAGCTGGTGAAGTTGCTAAAGCTTTGCTAACTAATGACAAAGCCGAGATAAAAGATGGTATTGGTGATATGAGTATCGCTCTGACTAACTTAGCACATTTATCAGGCTTTACTATAGAAGAATGTATTGAGGCCGCTTACGAGGTTATAAGCAAGCGTCAGGGTGCAATGGTTAACGGAACTTTTGTAAAGAATGAAACGCTTTAAAAAGTCAAAAAAGAAAGGTCCTGTCCGCGCTAAAAAGGTTAGTGCCGACGGGATCCAATTCAGATCAGGACTTGAGAAGCATACTTACTTAGCACTAAAAGAAGCTAACCTATTTGAATTATACGAAGACGAAGTATTTAAAACCCTGGAAGGTTTCACATTCCCTAATGAATCTATTGAAAAGCAATCTAATGGCAAGGGAGAGTTTAAAAATCGAGGTGCTAAAAAAATACTTGGCATTAAATACACACCGGATTTTACTGGTTATGATTACATAATCGAATGCAAAGGAAGAGCTAACGAGCAATTTCCTTTACGTTGGAAACTATTTAAAAGATGGTGTGTTAACAATGGAGAAACCAGAACACTATATAAACCTCAAAACCAAACAGATGTAGCGGCAATGATAAAACTTATATTAGATGGCAGAAAATAAAAACAATAAATACTTAGCTAGAAAAGCTTATGGAGAAAGGCATATAGACAAATGGGTAAAATGGTCTTGGGCTAATACAGGTCGTATATCCTGGAGGGAGCTAGTAAAAAAACAAAATGAATTTAACATAAAAATATATTAACAATGGGATTATTTGATGAGAGAATAGCTTACAAACCTTTTGAGTATCCGGAGTACTACACAGAGGGTTGGCTGAAACAAGCACAGGCATTCTGGTTACACACCGAAATATCAATGCAAAGCGATATTAAAGACTGGAATGAAAAGCTTACAGAAAAAGAAAAACATTTAGTAGGAAATATACTATTAGGTTTTGCACAAACGGAATGCGCTGTGTCTGATTACTGGACACAAAAAGTTGTGGGATGGTTTCCAAAGCACGAGATACAACAAATGGCTATGATGTTTGGATCGCAAGAAACAATACATGCAGTAGCATATAGTTATTTGAATGAAACATTAAAACTAGAAGACTATGAAGCCTTTTTACACGAGCCTGCTACGGCAGATAGATTTGATAACTTGGTGGCATACAGCGGCGATTCTCATGTTGGTATTGCGAAGTCGTTGGCGGTATTTAGTGCCTTCGCGGAGGGTGTCAGTTTGTATTCTGCTTTTGCTGTCTTGTATTCTTTTCAGTTACGGAATCTACTTAAAGGGATAGGGCAACAAATGAAATGGTCAGTAAGAGATGAATCACTGCACAGTAAAATGGGATGTAGATTGTTCCGCCACATGTGCGAAGAAGATGATCAATTACTGCACTTATGCAGAGAAGATATAATAACAGCTGCCGAAACAATGGTAAGGCTAGAAGTAAAGTATATAGATAAGATGTTTGAGATGGGGGATATAGAAGGTATATCTTCAAATGATCTTAAGCACTTCATTAAAAAAAGAACAAATGAAAAACTTGTGGAACTTGGTTATGTCGACTTGGGAAACTATTTTGCGTATGACAAACAAGCAGCGGGCAATCTTGATTGGTTCTATCATCTTACCGGGGGGGTTACTCACACTGACTTTTTTGCAACTAGGCCGACTGATTACTCGAAAGCGGGCGAAGGAGAAGACTACGAAGATATTTGGTAATAATAAAAATAAATAAATAAATAAATATGTGGAATGAAAATTGGGAAAAAAACAAAGATTACCCTGCGTGGGGTGATAACGACGTCTACAAGAAGACTATATCCGGGGGATATTTATTCGATGGAGAAACACCGAGAGAAGCTTACCTACGGGTTGCTAAAACGGTTGCTCGTAGATTATATAAACCGGAGATGGCAGAAACTTTCTTCGAGTACATTTGGAGTGGGTGGCTTTGCCTCGCCTCGCCAGTATTATCTAATACAGGTACTGATCGTGGGTTGCCTATTAGCTGCTTCGGTATTGACGTTGCTGATAGCATACAGGACATAGGTCAAAAGAATTTAGAGATGATGTTGCTCGCTAAGCATGGCGGTGGAGTTGGCATTGGAGTTAATATGATTAGACCCGCTGGCGCTAAAATTACAGGAAATGGAACATCAGACGGAGTCGTACCTTTTTGCAAAATCTATGATAGCACAATCCTCGCTACCAATCAAGGATCTGTCAGAAGAGGAGCTGCTTCCGTTAACATTAATATTGAGCATGACGATTTCGAAGAGTGGTTGGAAATTAGAGAGCCTAAAGGGGATGTTAACAGACAGTCGCTTAATTTACATCAGTGCGCAATTGTTGGTGATAAGTTTATGCGTAAACTTGAACAAGGAGATGCAGATGCAAGAACTCGATGGAGTAAATTACTTAGAAAACGTAAGGCAACTGGAGAGCCGTATATTATGTTTAAAGGAAACGTTAATAAAGCGAATCCACCGGCATATAAAGATAATGGATTAAAAGTTCACATGACTAATATATGCAGTGAAATAACATTACACACCGATGAAAGCCATAGTTTTGTATGTTGCTTGTCATCATTAAATTTAGCAAAATATGAAGAATGGAAAGATACTAACCTTATCTATGACGCCACGTTCTTTCTTGACGGAGTTATGGAGGAATTTATTCAAAGAGCCAAGGGGTTACGCGGGTTCGAAAATGCTGTTCGATCTGCGCAGAAAGGGAGAGCACTGGGCTTGGGAGTCCTTGGATGGCATACATATCTCCAAGAGAAAGGTATTCCTTTCGAAGGCTTACTCTCTCAGTTTGAAACTAGGAAAATCTTTTCGCAGATTAAAATTGAAAGCGAGAGAGCATCTAGAGACCTTGCAGAGATTTACGGAGAGCCTCTGTGGTGTGCTGGAACTGGTATGCGTAATACTCACTTACGTGCTGTTGCTCCTACTGTTAGCAATAGCAAGCTTAGTGGGAATGTTTCGCCAGGTATTGAACCGTGGGCTGCGAATGTTTTCACGGATCAAAGTGCGAAAGGTACTTTCATTAGAAAGAATCCGACGCTTGTTAAAGTATTAACTAAACATAATTTAAACAATGAAGAAACGTGGAATAAAATACTGGCTGACTATGGTTCAATTCAGGATATTGACGGGCTGGATCATATTACCGTGGGTGATCATGACATACCTGCCAAAGAAGTTTTTAAAACATTTAAAGAGATCAATCAGCTGGAACTGGTTGCCCAAGCAGGATTGAGACAACAGTATATAGATCAATCTGTTAGTTTAAATTTAGCGTTTCCTGCAGTAGCAACACCTAAGTGGCTTAACAAAGTTCACATGGAAGCATGGAAGAAGGGTGTTAAAACTTTATACTATACACGTACTGAATCCGTGTTGCGTGGAGATCTTGCTGCCAAAGCAATGGACGAAGACTGCTTAGCCTGTGACGGTTAAGTAATATATTAAAATGAAAAAAGCCGACACTTAATTGCGTCGGCTTTTTTATTATAGAATTTTCGAGGTGTGGTTGCCTGTTGTGTAATTCTATTTTGTTCTGTTCTTAAACATTAAGTAATATAAGAACGAGTTCCATTCGTGTTTTAGTTTTTGTATAAAGTTTTTCATTTTTTGTTTTTGTTTTTAGTTAATAGCCACCATTTGTGTATGGTGTATCCAATACTAGTAGCTAACAATGTAAGTTTAAGAGCCATGTCTACTTGAGACATTGATATGGCAAAAGTGCCAAGGTTTAATAGGTAAATCTTCAAATCGCTTATATTCATTTTAGTTAGTTTATTTTAAAGAATCTTGTCTTGTTTGGTTTAGGTTTCTTGTTTCAATATAAAATTGTCTTTTGTTTTGTAGCTGTATTATTCGTTCTATTCTATCTATTTCTTTCATTTTATATAATTCTCTTTTTTCTTTTATTGTAACCCCTAAGGCATTTAAAGAATCAAGTTGTTGCTTTTTTGAAAGCACTTTAAGTATTTCCCTTCTTTCAGGCTCGCTCATCTTCATATCATAAGAAGAAATAGCCGCTTCTTTTTTAGCTATCTTTTCCTTTTTTAATTGCTCTTTTCTTGCCGCTTTATTTGTAGCAACTTCTTCTTCCGACATGAACTTGGGATCATATAAACCTAAACTCCACTTGTCCCAACCCGCTGCTAAAGCTATGCTCTGTATAGGCGTTAATGCCTCATCTGTAAAAGCAGAATAAAGGTTGTTTACCTTTTGTATTAATCTATCCGCCGGCACATTGCTAACAGAAGAAAATACTTTGGCGTTTGCCATTAGCATAGGATTGTCAAAAGCGTATTGACCAAATTCTTCTAATTCTTTTTGTCCCTGCTTTGTTGAATAATATTTATAAGTTTTAAAAGCGGAGTAAATCTTTTTAGTTTTAGAAGACAAAGGCGGTGATATGGACAATGCTTCATTTATAACATTACCATAATCCGCTTTGTACCCTTTTTCTTTTTCCTTCATGTACTTAAGCACGGTATTCTTAGCGGTTATTGCTACTTTACCAGGCGATCCAGATCCAGAAATAAAACTGTCAAACATGCTATTAGCTATTCGAGTGGTTTTTTCGTCGTTATTCTTTTTATTAAAATCCTTTTGCTCTTGAGACATATCTTCGTCATCTCCTCCAAATAATCTTAAGAATTGGGATTGTTGTAATGCATAGAAAATATAACTTTGTACTGCTCCGTAATAAAGTATTTTAGAGATATTGGTTTTGGCGTCTCCTCTACCATAAGCTAAATCAAGTGTAGCCTTTTTAGTCATTCGGGTCATCTGCATTGGTGTGTTCGCGAAAGCAAATATCAATCTACCAGCGATACCTGTCTGTATATTAGACACTCTATCTTGTCTTGAAGATTGCTGAGACTCTTCTGATACTTCTCTGAAATCTTCAAAAGCACGCTTTTTAGCCGCTTCAAGTGTTAGCCCTTGCTTTACATAGGTTTTAGTTCTATTCATAAGGAAAGGTGTACCCCCAAAAGCTATAGCGAAACTATCTGCCATTTGAGTAGGTTTAAACCCTATCTTTATAAGCCCATCATATAATGCTCTAGCTTTACCTTTACTTCTTTCAACAGCTTTAGCTATTTCAGCTTCTTCTACATTTATTTCTAGTCCACCTCTTCGCTGCTTTAAAAAATCAGAGTTGTATATTTCTAAGAAAGTTTTACCCCATTCTTTTGGCTTAGCAACTGCCTTACCTATTTCTAAAGGATTGTTGTCGCTCCAGTTAACATAGTTGACTGCGGATATTGTCTGTAGCACTGCAGATCTTGTATTCAAAAACATTATAACACCTACAGAGCCATTTACATAATCCATACCGGCCTGAACATCTTTACCTAAATCAGATGATCTGGTTTTACCAGTCTTCATTCTAGATAACATTTCTTTAAGGTTAGTTACGTAGTCTTTTCCGTATCCAGCTTCTATTCTAGCATAGTTTTCTTCTGTAAACATTTTATCTACATTAGCTTCCCACTCCTTAAGAAACTCACCTCTTACGCCTTCGGTAGCATACTTATATAATTCATATCTAGTATTACTTGAAAACCACGTTTCTCCTGGTCTGGGAAAAACTCTATCTGTTTTAGTAATACCCATTACTCCTTCCGCAAAAGCTTTAAGCCTTGCATCTCCATTGACTATTCTAACAAGGTTAGATATTTCGCCAGATTTTAATCCAGGTACATCATAGCCTAACTTGTTATATATAAAAACTCGAGCTGCTTGATCTGCATTCATAGATGATTTCTCTAGCTTGGCCTTGGTCTCTTTACTTATAACCAAATCCATTTGGCCTAATTGCTTTTCTAGCGCCTGGTAATCAGCCCCTAGTCTTTGTTTGTATGTGCTTATTGCATTTTCTGCGCGGTTAAACGGTCTTATTAAAGCCTCTTTTATTAAAGCCATGTCCTTATTTCCCTGCTCTCCTTTGCCGTAAAATTTATACATCATGCCTGCAAAATCTTCAGCGGCATTAGGAATGAACCAATCGTAACGTCCTTTTTTACGCCCCATATTAGCGGCTACCGCAGCGGATAATTTTTCATTAGCTGGTATACCTTTTTTACGCTCGATCATTCCTGCCAAGGACTTTTCGAGGCTTAACTTTTTAGAAGCCATAATGGCTTGCTGGACTTTTGACTTTACATCGAACAATCCTAAAGCATCGCGAACAGCTTCTACATTTTTAATTGCATCATCAGCAAAGTAAAAGTCATTATAACCTTCTGCTACTTTACCCACCATCCATTCTGCTTTAGCTTTAGCTGCGCCATCACCTAGGCCTACGATGTTATCAATTGGGATTTCTAATCCTTCTGATTTTAAAAATTCATATATAGCTTTAGCTGAGTTAGCTGGTCTTGCTGTTAAAACAAATAAATCTTTATTAGTATACTTTCCTTCTTTCTTTTTAGCTTCTGAAAACAACGGGCCTAACTTACCTTTAACAACTTTACTAAATTCGCTAAAATCAAATTCAGCACCTTTAGCTTCTAAGGCTTCGGATTTTTTAGCAAACTCAGTTGCATTCAATTTACCTTTAGTACCGTCAGGCATCGTGTATAGCACGTTACTTTTTGTGCGAGCAAGCGTGTCATCAAAGTCAAAAACGCTAATGCCCTTTGGCTTTTTATTAGGATCACGCCCTTTTTCAAAAGCTTTGTCTATTATTATTGTTTTACTAGCAAATACACTAGAAGATATTACGTCGGACACTACCATGTTTTCAAGACCAACCTCTTTGATCATATCTATGTTAGCTTGCTTTAAGGCTTTATCAGCTAGTAAGGGTTGTTTTATAGCTGTCTCGGCGTACTCCCTGATCATTTCAGTGTAAGCGTTCTCTCCTGTTGTCCAATTGTAAAAATCTTTTAATGTTGTTACATCAATTGTTTTCAAATTGTTTTCAAACATTTTTGACACTAGCATTTTTAATCTTGCCGAATTTTCTATAGTTGTGCCTATTAGCCTATCCGTTAATAGTTGCCCGTTTTTACTTCCAATTACACTTATATATTGCGAAGTAATTTTTTTAATATTTGAAGGTGTTAATTTCCCGTCTATTAATGCTTCGATAACTTCAGCTCCAAATTGAGCCTTTGATATTAAGTGCTCGTTTTTTACACCAGCTTCAGAAATATTTATTCCGCCTGTTTTTTTATTTTTTGTTGTTACCTTAAGCCCCTTGTTAATACTTAATTCAATGTAATTTTCAGAAGAAAATCTTCTTATTCCGGCTCCGTCATTATTTAATAACATTTTACCAACGGCTATGGAAAATTGCTTTAACTCTGGGCTACCCGCTTCCATTTTACCTCCTATTTCTCCAATGGTGGCAAGTAAGGCGTCGAGCATTTTTTCTTTTACAGTTATATCTAATTTTGCTTCTTTTGCGTTAGGTAACTTTTTTATAGCCTCTTTCTTTTGCTGAATAGTTAAATCACTATCCATTTGCAAATCTCTTACGCTTTTTAAAAATTTCCTGCTTTTTAAGGATATACTTATTCCGTTACCAGCAAAATTGTTTTTTTGGGCAAAATTAATTGCGTCTGTCCAAAGCTCGCTTACTTCTTTTGAAAGATTTTTGGATCCTATTACATTTCTAGCTGTTTTAGTTTTAGGATCTAATATAAATCTATTTCTAAATTCCGGTGCTCCTAGTATAGTGCCACTAGCGGTACGCCTACCCGTATAACCTAAAAGAGAGGCTAATAAATTTCCTGCTAAATTAGTAGATTCCGTAGCCGTAAATGTTTCAGTTATTTTAGGTAAATAAGAAAGAATTTCTTTAATAGCCTGGTCATACTCCATTAATTGTTCAGGAGCTGCTCCTCTGATATTGTCAAATTGCTCTGAAAAATCAATACCTCTTTCTGCTAATTTTGCTTTTAAGTCAGAGTTAATTTTATTTTGGTTTTTTATTAAAACAAAATCTTTTTGCAAATCATTCTGCGCTTTGCTTTCTATATAAAGTATAGCTTCTCTACCCGCTTTAGTTTTTAATATTTCATTTATAGGCATCATATTGCCTTTAGAATCATAAAAAACTTCAATGCCTGTTCCGCCGTTATTTTTTACTATTTCTATTACTTTAGATGCCATTACACCGGGGTTTCCTCGGTCTATTTCTTTAGCGATTACAGCTACATAGTTTTCTATTAGATCAACACCTATTTCTTCCTGTCTTGATTCTATTTGTGCTTTCATGGATTCTTTAGACAACGCTTCCATTACAGAATCAAATCCAAATTCTCCTGCAAATGCTTCCGCTATAGATCTTCTACGGCCATCTATACGCTTGCTACCGTCTCCTATAAAGTACTTTCTCCACTCAGCTAACGTTATAGCCTTCTTTGTAAATACAGTTCCACCAGCGGACGTTTTCTTCTTAAGTACCTTACCTGTTTTTTTGTCTATAGCAGGTTCTTTAAAATCCGCAAATCTTTTGTTAACAGCGGACTGACTTAAATAGTCTTTAAGTAACGGATAAGCATTATCTATAAAAGCTTCGTATTCCGGGGTAGCGGTATAATTGTCCTTTAATCCACCCATTGTTTTTTCTAGCTTAGGGTATATTAAGTCAATGGCGTCTCTATAAAGCTTTTCTTTAGTAGTAGGGCTTTTTATAAAAGACTTCTTGCCTGTTCCAAATTTTTCCTCCAAAATTTTAGGGGATCTAACCCTCATAGTTTCGGTAGGCTCGCCCTCTATTTCAATAGTAGCTTGCTCGCTTTTAGATATAACTATTTCTGCTGTTTTACCACTTGGTAGCTCTATCTTACCCTCCTGCTTGGCCTCAAGGTTTTTCAATGGAGTAGACATCAAAAGACGTTCACCCACAGTATTAATAGCCTCTTTGACTTCCTCAGGTAATTTTAGTGCAACCTCAGCTTTAATTCTGTTTATTCTAACATTCTGCTCAGGAGAGGATAAATCAACATATCCGTCAGAAACGCCTCCGCCTCCAAGCCCTTCACCTTCTGCTAAGTTGTCGATCTGCCCAGGATTTTTATCTATAGAAAATGTATTGAATATATCGCGGTACTCAGGCTTTTGCATTACCCCTAGTATGCGGTTATTTAATTGACCAAAAACATAAGATGTCATGGTTGCTTCTCCACCTTCTTTAGCTAAGTCGACAAAAGATTGCACTCTATCTACTCTTACTCCAAACTCTTCAGCTTTTTTGCTTATTTCGGCGGGTGTAGCTTTTGGGTTTTCTTTTATATACTTTATTAAGTTTGCTCCTTTGTTGTAAGACACAACAGCACTTGGCACACTAGCGGTTCCTTTACCAGACGATAAAGCTACATCGGAAACAATGTCCTCTACAATTGCGTCAGGAATTTCTAATCCTTTTTTAACGATGTACGATCTTAGCTTTTTCCTAATTAATGGTTGCATTTCATAACCAACCATAACCCCTGCTTGCTCCGCGGTGCTCCCGCCCGCAATCATTTCCTCATATCCTCTTGTGGCTTTGCTAAATATATCTTTCTTTTCGGAAGGTTCTATTTTAGCGGAACCTAAAGCCCCTGTGGCTTCTTTCTCAGAAAAGATTTCTTCCCCGTAAACAGTTTTTAACTTTTTACCGTCAATTATAATATTTTTAAATTGTTCGAATTTATTTTTAATTGCAGTAGCCGATCCGCCTTCCGCAACTCTACCTAGATCCGCTAAAAATTCTAAAACCTCTGCTCCAGTAGTAAAATTCTTTTTTGTGTTATATGGTAACCCTATGTCTGTAGCAGTATTAAGTATACTTCTTTTTAGCCCTGGCAAAACACCATTTTCTAGCAACAACGCTTTGTTTGCGGGAGCAGCTAAGAATTCAACTACATTCATCACGTATTCCTCCGCAGGCTTGTTTTTAGCTCCAGGGTATGCTGTATCAATAGCTTCTTGAAAGCTTAACCCTTTTTGTCCATTAACAGTAAACTCAAGTCCTTTGAATGCCGTATCAACGGTTTTTTGTATTTTACCTTTAAACGCCTTAGCTACCTCTGGATTGTTCTTAAAGGCCATGTCCATAAATGCGTGTCCCACCTCCTGCGCAAAAACACCGGGCTTATACTGCAATAAGTCGACCTTAAACGTTTTTCTAGCAGGGTCGTATTGAGCTTTGTTGCCGGGCTCTAATCCTCCTGGTAAAAGTTCTTTTCCTTCAGTTATGACTAGCTTAATATCTCCTTTAAATACCCCACTTTTAAAGACATTGTCGAATGCATTCGTTATTCTTCTTTGAGCAGAAGCTACGTTTGCTTCGTATTTATTTATTATTTTTTCTGTTACAAGTTTATCGGATTCGGTCATTGAAGAACCATCTTCTAATTTTCCGTCCCGCAAAGCTTTTCTAGCTTTTTCGGCCTGCGTTCTTTGGCTGCCTATGTCTAGGTCGTTAAATTCTTTATCCGCTATTGCAATTTGTGCACCTAGTTCTTGTATTAAATTTATTTTTTGTTTTAGTTCTTTGCCCTTATATCTTCCTTCTTTAATTTCTTTGGCAATTTTTGTATAGGTGCTTCTGCGCTTAGACATGGAGTAAAAGTCTGTTGACTTTACATTTTGTACTCCTAATACACCAAAAACTATACCATCTACAATCATTTGAGAGGTAGCTTCGTCCATGTCCCCAAAGTATTCTTCCATACTGGTTTCAAAAGCTTTAACTCCACCTAAGTCTTCTACAAGTGCCTCTACTATTTTAGCTGTTTCTGCACCTGACACTCCCCCTGTTGCTCCCCCTATTATTTTTTGGCCTGCGATGCCTATAAATTTAGGTAAGAAAGCACCGCTAAGTTTGCCCCCCATGTAAAAACCTGCACCCCCGCCTGTTTTAGCTTCTCCTCTAGTAACTAATTCAAATTTAACCTCTTCTAAAGCAGCACCGTATACATAAGAAAGAAGCTTTCTTCTTAAATTTTGCCCGGCTGAAAGTTTTGCTAGGGGCTTAGCTAGATCAACTATATATTTAGCAACACCTACCGCTCCCACAACTTTATTTAAAAGAGCAAATTCAGCAAGCACAGGCACAAAGCCAGCTACCCCTTCGGTAACACGCATGCCCATACCCCTTTTAAAAGTTTCTTTTTGTTTGTCGGATAATTCAATTCCCGCGTTTAAAAGTAATTTTTCTGCTTGGTCTAGTTCTTTTCTTTTAGTTGTTCCTATCCGGCTTATAGCTTCTTCCCCAAAAGTAGCCTCTCCTACGGTTTCAATAAATCTTGTTATGTAATCCGATCCATCGATTTCTACGGAACCCGGATCAATGTTAAGCACGTATGCGTTTTTTAAAGCCTCCCCTTTTAAGGATAAGCTTATTCTTTCGCTTGCTAAATCGTTAAGATAACCAAATTGCTGGCTTATATACGGCATTACCTTACCATATCTATCTAAAGGAGGTTCTGTGTACAGGATCTCGTTTAACATAAGTTCACCCTCAGGTGTTTTCGTTTGACGAAAATTCATTAAATCCCCTATTCTAACTCCCCTGTAAATGCCCTGCTCATCTGCCTTGTAGCCGTAACTTTCTAATGCAATATATGAATTAGCTTTAAAATCAAATTTTTGATTAAGCTTGTTTTTTAAATTGTCTTTGTCTAGTATATGAGAAAAAAACTGCTGCTCCAAGCTTATTTCGTCTAGAGACTTGTACTGCTGTAGCAATTCGTTTGCTTGCTTTGTATAATCCTGTGCTCCTATGTCAAAGGCATCAGCCTCCTCCTTGCTTACCATTTCTCCCGACTCGGGATTGAACAGCATCGTATAATTATAAAAACCTGTTCTATACTGATTGTTAAGAGCTTCAAAAGCGGTTTCTAATTTAGGTTTTAATAATACTCTTTCTTTCTGAGCCTCCAAAGGATTTCCCCCTGTGCCTGTATTTATTATACGAGTTAACCTTAAATACTCTTGCCTAAGCCCCGCAAAGTTTTGCTCCAAAGGATTCATTTTTGCAGTAAACTCGCTAAAGCCTGTTTTTATTGTATCGTAATACAATCCTCCTTTTTTGTACTCTGTTGCCCTCTTATTATCTTCCTCGTAAAACTCTTCAACCTCTTTTACTCTAGCTTTCTCTAATCTGGCGGTTACCATTTTGTCAATACGTACATTGCTAGGCAACTCCAAGTTAGGATTATTTTTAGAGTAAACATCTACAATGTGCGCCCTAAGCTCTGGTTGCACATTGTTTTCCATAAGTTGCGATACGCTATGTCCGTCTATCCCTAATTGATATATTGTATTGCTATTTAAAATAGCATCCGTTGTAGCTTTAAATGCGCGAAGCTCCTCGCCTTCTTTTACAGCTCTTCTTCCAAATTTACCCCCATAAGAACCGATTTTTGGGGGATCTATCCAGCCCAAAGGGCCCTCTAATAGAATCACGCTCTTTTTTTCTAATTCAAATTTAGGTATTTCCTTTTCTTTTTCTTCTAATACAGGAGGCTCTTCAACTTCTGGTATGTTGCTTAGCAGTGAATCCAAAGAAGTATCTACCTGTGGTAATTCCGTATCTTGTTGTGCTGGAGTTTCCGACACCACATCCGCACTCCCTGCAGGGTCTTGTGTAAAATCCTCTTGAGATACCTCACTTGTTCCAGCAACACCACCGCTAGCCTCTAGTTGAGTAGCTCTTAACTGCTCTTCTGGGGTTTTTTCTGTCATGAAGTTATCATCAGCCTTCTTTGACATGCTGTCATCTCTAACCAGCTCTATGCTATACCCAGCTTTTTCCGCCGCTTTAAGGCCCGCGAGCATATCTGTTTCGTTATCAAAAATTACTGTTTTGTTGTTAATTAGATACTCGTACATAAATATATATTTTAATTGTAGTAATTATTATCTAGCTTTGTTTGCTGCAACTATTTTTTTAGCCATATCTCTCGCTTGGGTAGCCGAAACATATCCTGCATCTTGAATAAAATTAGTTAATGTTTCAAAGTTGTTTAAATCAAAAGTTTTTGAGTTTAAGTTTTTAGCAGGTTTAACCGGGGCATTTGTTATAGGATCCAAAATAGTTTTGTTAGGATTTCTGTATTTTTCTATGCTTTGAGGCGTTTCATTATCAGCAAACTTAGGTCTATCCCAATTTATCGTCATGACACCATTATTAAATACCGCGTTATTTATAGGTCTTCTTTTGCTATTTATAGTTAGCTTTTTTCCTGGTCCAACCGAAAGAAGTTTCATTACTGGTTCAATACCCACTGGGGCATCTCCCGCTGTGGTAACTAAAGATTCTAATCCCGAGTTAAAGTCAATGTAGCTTTCAAGTCTTTCGGTACTGGTGGCCCCTTGTTTTATAGCAGCAGGACCTCTACTCTCGCGGCGGTATTCCGTGGCTGTGCCTTCGTTTTCCAACTTTACTTCTACTGCTTTTATACCATATTTTTGCAATATGTTATCCCTAACCTGATTCCCAATCATTTTTTCTTGCTCGTCTTTAGAGAGAGCATCGAATTCGTCTGGATCTATTAATAAATCGTTTAAAGTCTGATTTCTTTGGGTAATAGAGGGGGCAGTGGTTATTGTAGCATTAATTTCCATTATCTCCGTGTTCAATAACTTATCAAGCTTACCTGCATTGACTTCCTGCCTAACAATTTTATATCCTTTATCATCCACTTCTTCTGTGGTAATAGGAACGCTGTCTGCTAGGGCCTGATTTAGCGCTAGGCCAGACACCCCTTCCTGTTCCACTAGTATTTTGTCTTTAAGCGTTGCATCTAGATATTGGGAAGTAGTCTGGTTTCGTTTCCCAAAAAGCGTCCCCGCAGCTTCTAATTCAGCTTCGCTAAATCTAGCTTGTCCTCCGTCAGGGGTATTTATAAGAAGATAATTTATACCATCGTCTTGCATTATGTCATACCCATAGCCTTCTGTAGCCATTAATCCTTTAAGAATAAGTTGAGCAGACTCGCCTTTATCTCCATTTATAGGAGTATAGTGCACAAGATCTTTTAACTGACTTGGTGTTAATTCTGATAGCTCAGAGGCTTCGGGCATTATAGAACCTACATTGCCCATAAAGCCATTTAAGTTCTCTTGTTCCTCTACATTCTTTTTAATTTTAGCCACCATTTCAGGGCTTTTGTTTCCCACAGCTTCAATTCTTAATCTTCCGCCCTCGTCTACGTTTTTTTTCATTTTGCCAGTAAAATTTTCACCAACATTTTTCATTAAACTCTGCTGCCGTTTGTATTGAGCGGTTCTATTTTTTGCATTTGTTTCTATGGCATTAATCATTGCATCTGAGTCTCTATCTCTTTTTAGTTGAGCGGCTTTGGCTTTTTCTTCTTTTCGCTTTTGTGCTGCTTGGTATTGGGCTTCCATACCCATAATACCTTTAGATATGTTTTGGGCACCTAATGCTATTGCTTGGCCAAGTATTTGTCCAGACTTGTCGTCGATTATTTTTGGATTTCTATAACTCATGTTTTATATTTTCTTAAATTCTACGTCTAGTTGAGAATAATCAACTCGATCAAATCCATCATTTCCTTTTGTAACTGCTCCTTTTGGTATTTCATCAGACATTACCCCGCTGTAAGTTCCCTCTCCAAAGCTTTTATCTATGTATTCAAAAGAATATATATTTAATCCAGAAGGTGATTTACCGGTTTTTAATATGTCAGTTTTTAATCTTCTGTCAGAAGGGTCTGGTTTGGGCTTTGGCGCTAAAGATCCGCCTTCTGCAAATGCTCCAGAGCTCATTAGCCCACCTACCGAAGATGTTATACCGCTTATCATGCCCGCAGTTGCTTGCGCTTTTGCTGCATTAGCATTCGCTGCATTTTGATTTGCTTGGTCAATACCTCCTTGCATCCTGTCTAATGTCATCATATCCCTTTGCTCTTGAGCATTAAACATAAATTGTTTACCTTGAGCTTGAGCATTCTGAACACGCCCTTCCTCACTAATTTCCATTTGCGTAAGTTGCATTTCTTTTGCTTGCAAATCCTGTGCTCCTTGGGCCTTCATTTTTTCATTAGCAGCTTCTTGCTGCTCTATGTTAGCAGCAACATCTTTTTTACTTGCTCTAGCGGCTTGAGCTAATGCTGTGGCGCCCCCTGCACTTGCGCCGGTTGCTTGTAGTGTATCTAAAGTGTTAGCTAGCGCTATATCTGTTTGTTCCATTTGGATTTCCGCAGCTCCCGTAGCAACACCTAGACTGGCAAAGGGGTTAGATAAATCGCCTCTCATATCGTCTATTAAACCAGATAAAGAGGTTACATCAGAAAAAGGGTTAGTTACGGCTTGCCTATTTGCTTCAAATTGGGCCATTTGCGCACTTATTCTTGCTTTTTCTGCGGCTGCAGCCTTCGCTGCTTTCTTAGCAGCTTTACCACCGATAATTCCACCGGCTACACTACCTAATACTCCGATTCCCGCGGCTACTATTATTCCTGACATAACTTTTCTTTTTTATTATATTCCTCAAGTGTCATTGAGAAAAAATTATTTTCTACTTGTTCCATGTTTTTTGTATTTGTGGGGTTGGCTATCACGTTTATCCAAACGCAATCCTCAACACATCTAACAAGCCTTTTTGTTCCTTTAATAGAATAAGACCAGCAAGGCGCAACGTGCTCTACAACCTCATTATCTGACTCCACTATTACTTTACCTGAAAGCAAAAACCAAAAATGATTTGTATGGTGTATTGCGCTGATAACCACAGTATCTGCTTTCATAGTAAGATGTCTCATATAAAGACCATCTGTAAAATTGTTTATTATAGGAAACTCTTCATTGTTAACTAAAGATTTTCCGTCACCGTATATTCCTTCTACTTTATTGTTTTCTATGAAAACATTTTGTAATACTTCCAGCTGTTCTATAAAGTTATTTGATAATTCTTTATTCATTTAATTTAATTATGATGATTGTACGAACCCTGTGCTTACTGCAAACAATTCTTTTCTTTGGCCGCCACTTTGGGTGTACATGGTTACAGTAGCAAAAAATCCTTTTACCCCGGAGGAGGATCTTCCAAATACAACTTCCCCTCTTTGTGACGTTGTGTTATTTGTAATATCCGCGTAATACTTGTCTTCTTTTAATTTAAAACTATTAATTAGTAACGAATTTTGCATTTGATCTAAGGTGGTAGCAAAAATTGCTTGCGATATAGGCAAAGCTCGGTCGGTATTAGTTATAAATTCAGACATACTCCAACCACTATCTCCCTCGTAGTTTATGGTTTGAAAGTTTTTAACCATTGAGGGACCCCCGTTAAAAACAAAGGTTACTCTCGCACTGTAAGTTACTCCATAAAATCGCACCATTGACGAGTTGTTTGGAGGTTTTTCATAATGCTTCCATAATTTACCTTCGTAAGCTGTAAAATAATTGTTGTTTAGACTAATAATTTTATTAGGTCTGTAACTAAAAAGGCTTACCCACCCTTTGGCTGTTTCATCAAAAGCTAATGTGTCATAGCTGCTTTCAGTGGCAAAAGAACTATCTGACTGGCGCATAGATAAAACGTATTGCTTGTTATGTGCATCCCAGCCACCTATTAAATTATCTTTAGCAGTAGAAAGCTTATCTCTAAAAAAGTCTGTCATACCATAGCTAGATATAACTGTAATGCCGTCCCTAGATAATCTACATACAACATTTTGGTTTCTGTCGGTAAAATACTTTCTGTATCCATTAACCGCAAATGATTCCGGATCTGTGCTTATGCCATATTCTCCTGCGTACGCTACATTTTGCCCGATAACTAGATTTCGACTAGTAACGCTAGCATTCCCTTCAGCTGAGTATATTGCATCTTTATCAATTAAAGATCTACTTACTTTGCTTTCTTGAAAAATAATTAAGTTAGTGTCTTCCGCATATAATTTTTGTATAGAGCCATTAGCTGGGTCAATTGTGCGGGTTATGTCTTCACCGACTGAAAATTGATTTGTTTGATTGACATTTGTTCTAGAGTTAAATATGCCGGAATGTATAAGTGAACTAAATCTATGTTTTTGCCTAGGATCTTCTTCTACTAGATAAGCCTTAACCCCAAGATCTACACTTGTATTATTATACCCACCTCGTATTCTGGACTCTTCTAATAACCAATCCGTATCCACATCTGCTGTAGCTATATACGCTTGAGGTATATTATCAAAATTAATAATTTTGCCAAGCACTACATTCTGTGGCAATGACGGACCAATAGGTATAGGGGGAGAATCGTTTACTGTAATCTTGGTTGTTGCTCCACTATTGTCTAAAGCCACCACATAACTGAACCATTTATATGTGGTTCCTGATATATCCCAAAAAACAGTGGTTTCCATCCCCACGTTAACCCTGTTAGCGGACCAAAGGGTATTGAGAGTCATTACTTTAGTAGAGGCATCGTATGTATCTATTTGAGCTGCAGTTCCTGGAAGAACGTCTGTAATTGATTTAATTTTTTTAAGCCAAAACGTATTAAAGTATTTTAATTCTATTATTGCTGCCATTTATGATTATGGGTTAAGTGGTTTAGCTACTCTCAAGGTTCCCTTATTTCTGTAGTTTTGTAAATGATTAAATTCTGCGCTCTCTTCTTCAAACACCCTTATTCCAGCTACTCCTGTGTTACTAAGCAAACTAGGTTCCTTTTTGCCTGTTTCAGGTGAAAAAGCTACATTAAATTGCAGGTCTTGATATATAGTAGTTTGCCCTGGAATATTATTTCCGTATTTGTCGGTATCTACTAAGTTATTATACGGAAGAATATTTGATAAAGCACCTCTGTCTAATTTAATGTTTACGTACTTATTTGTTTCCTCTGTGGGTATAAACAACACATTATTTGAGGGACCCGTGTAAAGCTCGGTTGCATAGTCACCGTATGGGCTTCTAGCGTATCTGTAAGTGTGGGTTGAAACTGTATCATTATTTATGTATCTCCAAGCAGTGTCACTATTAGTCCCAACAGTGCTAGTGTCATACTTAAACAGTTTTCCAGGCACACTTCCGTTTGCAGTGTAAAGATTTTTATTTTGCCATGCTGCGCATGTAGGAAAATTTAAGTCATCAGCTATCACATAAGATCTGCAGATACCCTCATTAGTGAGTTGAGCGTCTCCAGAATTATTGTTTGGGCTGCATTGTTGTTGCCCAGTAAGAACTATTGCGTACTCAATACCCGCAGCAGAACTAGCACCGGCCAGAGTAGAATCATATAAATCGTCAAAATCAAATGCCCTCATAGTCTGCACCCATACGTTCTGGAGATCTTCTGAATTGCTTACAGCCCTAAACACACCTTCATTAGGAGGTGTAGGTACCTCAATAGCACTATTGAAATAGGTAAAGGTAGTTTCTAACGCAGGTGCGTCATTATAGCGTCCAAAATTCGTGTTCGTTGTGCTTCCAACCTGATTCATTTCTGAACTTCTTCCTAATAAAGTCCAATTAGGATTTTCATTTACTTCTGTTGGCTGCCTATAGTAAAACCTTGCATTTGGCACAAGAAATACATTAGGTATTTGCGCAAATCTAGAAGGAGAGAAAGTATTAATTGTAAAATGTATCACGCCACTTCGGTGCGAACCAGTTCCTATCTTGTGATAAAAAACAGGGGTGTTAGCACTATTACTAAAATTCGTATCAAGCCCTTTAGCCTGGCTAAGTATTTGATTTTGAGCTCCAGACCCTATATCAGCAGCCATTGGGTTGCTGGTTCCTATATAATAAATACATCCCGTTGTATGGCTGCCTTTTCTTCCTGTAGGGCCATAAGGATTAGGTATACCCCATTTCCAATGCCCAAAAGAGCCATCCGGAAAAGCAGGAGGAGCTCCATTAACTGCAGCATTAATTTGCGCAGAAAAATTAGATGATATAATTTTAGCAGGTATTCCAGAGTTACTATTATCTACTACACAAATCCTTCCTTCTGTTATTTCGTCGTTTAGCGGGGTAGGGTTTAACGTTATAGTAAAATTCCTGAAGGTACTAAGAGGTTCATATCCTTCGAATAAACCAGCTGAATTAGAGTCTCCTTCGGCATCAACTACTATTAGTCTTACATTGTATGTAGCTAATCCGTTACCCTCAAACTCATTGTTTGGGGTGAGTTGTGTTAATTCCCCCGTAGTCTCATTCATGTCCCAGTTACTAGGAATCTCATTACCACCTCCACTTGGGTTTTTTATTATGTAATACCTAAGTCCTTCTTTTTCTCCAGCTGCTGTAGCACTACCGTTTTTAGGTTGTAAGCTAGTAATATCACCCGCAGGTATTAACACTGCTGTGGAGGGTGTAGCGTCGGTTACATTACCAGGCTGGTTTACCGTTGGTTGTACGTTTTTTAAAGCTCCAAAGCCTCCTTCCACACCATTAAGCTGCACTACAAAAGGATCTCCAGTTGTAGGCTCAAGAGTCACCTCAAAAGAATAAACATCTCTTGTGGGGCTAGCTGCTTCATATATAGGAGAAGAGCTTTTTGTATATATAATTTGGAATTTTCCTTCATTGATAGTACCTACAGCCCCTTTTACAATATCAAAATCAGTGTTAGGTTGATCAAGCCCGTTTCTTATGCCACTTAAAGAAGGTGTTAAATCCCCTACGTAAGGATCTCCTTCATTGTTTATAGCACTAAAATACGAAGGAGTAACAGCCTGATTTTGTGTAGTATCCTCCTTAAATTCCCAATTGAGGTTTTCAAAACCAACTACACCAACATTTGTTGAAGCCACATCCTGATTTAGATCAACTATTAGCCCCGATGTAGTAGTTTCCCAATAAATATCTAAAAGAGATTCTACCGCTTCTGTTTCATAAATAGCTAAATAAGGAAGCATATTGTATGGAAGGTCTCCTACAGCTGCAATATTTTCTTGCCCTATTGGTTTTTCTGTGGTAGATATTCTTGCTATTAATGGCTTCGTGTCTATTTGATAAAAAACTTTATTTCCATAATCGCCTCCCACGGTAGTACCTCCTGTCGAAGATAAATCGCTAAAAGCCATATCAAATTCATCCGCTGTAGCAATAGCTGTCGATGTATGCGAAATAGCATTTTGACCCATAGACTGGAGCCTTGGGTAATATTGCGTATTAGAAGGAATAGCCGGGCTTGATGGACTAATCATTGTATTAGATACAATACCGTAAAGAGTTACAGAGCTTCTAAATTGTTTTTGATCAGGGCCTACTTCGGCTAGGTCTCTAGGAATTTTATTTATATTGTCATTAAATAAAACAGTATGAGCGGTAAGATTCACCTCGTCTGTTGGAAAAGGACCATTATTCACCCCTGTAGAGCTCTGCCCAGGGTACCCGTTGAGTATTCCAGGCAAGTAAACGTTATAGTAATCTTGTTCGGTTTGCTTTACAACTATTTTATAACTGTACCAACCTAAGTCATTTATAGTATAAGCAAATTTTAAGTCCGGGGTATTAGAAGGTAAATTTAAAGATCTTAGATAAGTATCACTTACTCTACCGTCCGTAGTAACAATATATTTATTAGAGACAGGATTTGTTATAGCTGTAACTTTAACAAAGTCTTGACGGGCACCTCTTAAATAATCTCCCACAACGGGTATATTAATGTTGTTGCCGTAGGTGGCACTGTTTAAGAAAAACTCCCAAGTACTGTCTGTTATAGGTGAAACGCCTGAAGACACAAACCCTACTGTTATAGCAAACCCTTCTCCTGTGGAAGCATTTTGCTGCTTTAAAGCATAAAGACCAGGTGTTCCTGCTGCGCTATTTATTTCTGATTCAATGGGTGAATTTACTAATACCTGTATTGCATCTCCAAACCAGGTGTCTACATCTGTGTCTGTTTTTAGCAAATCATAAGGGCTATATATTGTGGACCCAGAATAAAATGTACCGCTGTTTTCACTACCTGCTCCTACTGATGAAAGCAAAACCGGGGATTGTCTTCCGAACTTGTCTGCTAAAACAAACCCTACTTGATAATTTCTATTTCTTTTTACAGAATGATTAGGGTACTCTATCCAATTATTATACGCTCCAGTTGTAGACTTTTTAGTTATTCTGCAATTATAATTTATATTTGCAGGAGGTGTGTGTTGATCTCTAAAATTACCATATATAATTCTATTACCCGCTGATTCTTGAGAAAATGCCCTAACAGGCACCTTATCGTAAACCCTTACTGTTTGGGCTTCAGGCAAAGTTCTGTATGGTTTTCTTGATTGGTATTCGTATGTGTAATAACTATCTATACCACTTGCCCCCGCAATTTCATTTGCTGAAATTTTTTCAAGTACTTTTACGGCAAGACCATTGCTTTCTCTAAATAATATTTCTATACCACTAATTTTATAATCAGCTATCATTTTATTTGCAGACGTAGGCAAAGGTATGACCAAACCTATATTTTGGACCGTGTTTTCCATAAATCCAACTATAGTAGATTGATAAGCCGCATCCTCGTCTCCGTTAATAAAATACCCTTTTTGTTTTGGTATATACGCTATCTGCGTAAAAGGTGCCATTAAGGAATACTCGTTATCGTCAAATTTAAGCCTATAACTAAATCTAACAAATCTATCCTCTAAATAATCTGGATCACCAGGCCACTGTGGATCGTCGTTTTCATTAGTCATTGTGGACTTTATTAGAGTAACAAAATCACCTGTTAATGGCGCCGCTTGCATTGCCGGCGAAACAGTTACAGTCACAATATTAGGTGGGGTGAAAGAATCAGTAATATTAACAACCTCAACAAAGTCAACGCCTTGTGTAGGGGGATTTGTTTCTGTGCAAACAACCACGGCCCCTATAAATTCAATAAGTTCTGCTCTGCTTGTGCCTTCTAAAGTAAAAGTAGTAGTTGTAGCACCTGCTCTTGCCTTTAAATCAACTCTATTATAAAGACTTATGGGTTGATATGGATTGTACTTTGCAACAGATATTTGGTGTTCTTCAGTATAATAATCTCCAACGGTGGTTGATAATCCACCGGGTTCGAAAGCTCTTGCTACATCAATATTTATTTTTCTAGGCTGATTTCTATTGTCTGTCCAAAATAATAAATTTTCAATTAAGTTTATACCTACTATTCTATTTGTAGTGGAAAAATTTAAAAATTCACCTTGCACTAATCTAGTGTATGCTCCTGTTGTATTATTATATGAATAAATATAATGCTTTGAAGTAGAAGGTGCATTAGTAGGGTTAAGAGGGTTTGGGTCTGTGTAGTCTGTTAAAAACACAAAAATTTGATTTAAAGAATTACTTTCTTTAATTCCTATAATAGTTAATCCAGCTGCAATATCAGTACCAGCAACTAAATTGTTTCCAATTACATTTTCTAAAGCACCGACATCGCTATCTTCAGATCTACCAACTGATATATTCCGAGCATCCCTATATTCGCCGTTAGGCAATATTCTATCATCAAGATCTTTATTCATCTTGGATTTTAGAAATGTGTTTTTGATTTCTTGTGCCATTAAATTATGATTTTATCCATTTAGACTTGCCTCTCATTACTTGTACTATTTCTGATAGTTTAATGTTAGACAATCTTATTTTAGCATTTCTTAACTTAGCCGCTCTATCGCGTTTTAAACGCTGTATAACGTACTCTGGTTGATTAATTCTTCCAGCTAATATAGAATATAGTATGTGTGCATATAATGCATCCTCGGCCATCTTAGGTATCCTAGAATCCAAGTCGTATGCTAATCCGTCTGATATATATTCAAGTACTATTAATCTGTCTTTTAAATTTGATGAAAAAGCTATTGTACCATCTCTTTCATTCATATTGAACCAGCCATTTCTTTGAGCATATTGCGGCTCATTGCCATACCTTTGTCCGTAAAAAGGATTTCCGGTTAAATAATTAGCATAAGACAAGTAATCTTGCATGGTAATATTACCGTTTAAAAGGCTATCATTTGCTGTCGCCCACCTAGCGTTTGTTATAGAAGTCCCCTCTATATTGTCACCTATCTCATCCTGGGTTGGTTGACCTGTGCCATCTTGCACTGGGATTTCGTAGGGGCTTATTGTTAAATTATTTGCAGGATATATAGGGTGTTTCACGCCTAATGCATCTATATAAGATATAGCTGTGTAATTAACGTAGTCCTGTGGTATTATAACGCTAAGGCTAGGAGATATTGTAAGTTCTTGAGACTTGACGCTTTTCAATGTGTCGTAACTAAATTCCTGCAACCCTCTTTTAGCGTGAAATATAACATCGGTTCTTTTAACATCCCCTATTAATTTATGCTCTCCTACGTAGGTTGCAATAAAGCCATTGATAACATCATTTAAAGATGTATAAGCGTAGCTTCCGTAATTTTCCTGTACCGTATCTCCAAGAGCGTCTTCATTTCCAAAGTTTCCGCCATTTAAAGATTTTAGCTGAACGGCTATATGCTGATTCCATCCAACAAACGGCGGAATAAAAGTTATAGTATTATCTATTACGGAGTATCTTCCCGTGTACTCTGTGTAACTACCGGCTAATCCCGTAGCACTGGAATACAATTTAAAATTGTTTAAACTATACTCAGGCAAAGCTGGATTATCATTACCGAATATTAAATCCGTATTAAATGTAGTTGTTATCGAGCCAACTACCGCGGGATCATCTACAAAAAAGCGCTGTGCTCCAGCGTAGTATTGTTCATTAGTTTCGGTTATTAAACCGCCATTAGGTATAGGCATATCTTACATTATTGAGCGTTGATTTTCTTGTTGCACTTGTTGTGCGGCTATATTTACTATGGAAGGATCTCGTATTACAACTCCAGAATAAAGCAATATTTTAAGTATAATATTAGCTTGTTCCGTTTTTGATAGCTCAAAATTAACTGAGTTAGTTGGATTGTATTGGTAATAGTTTTGACCCGATGGTATTGTAAAGTTCCAGGTTACGTCCACGGGTTTTCTTAAGTAACTAATACTTATATCCGATGTAATGGTTTGCGGGTATAAGTATAATTTATGATTCTCATATAAATATATGGGATATGTTTCCGTGGGGGCTAACAAAGGATTGTTGTTTAAGTATAGAAGCTCGTTTCGCTGAGATAGCTGCGCTTCGTTAGAATCTTTATATATTACTGTGCCTAACTTGTAAAAGTCCTCTGGAGCAGCTGTAACTATTATTGCGTCATTTAAAGCAGGTATAGAATCAAATACAACGTTATCTCCACTTATGGTAAATGCCGTTGTTGATACTCCATTTATTGTAGCTGTAATCACGCTGGTTTGTAATTGGGAAGGAGATATTGTTGTAAAAGGAAATGATATAGAAATTCCGTCTCCCGTAATTGATTCAGTAGGCGCGGGCGTAGCTCCTGAAATTGTTGGTAAAGTAAAATACCCGCCTCCTGGCACATAAGTCGACGTGCCGTATGTTTTAAATACAGCTATACTGTTGTCTACATTTTTAATGCGATCTCCGTATTCTGTATCATTGTCGGGCCTACGCAATTGCATATTAAGAGTATCAAAATAGCTCTCGAAGATTTCCAACTGTACCTGCGTAGCAACCTTGTTGAATTCATCCGGAGTTAAATTACCTCTCTGCTCTTTATTCAGAATAAGTAATACCGTTTTATAAACTATATCTACATTTACTGCCATTTTATTTCTTTTTATTATAAATATTAACCGGCTCCAGTGATGAAGCCGGCTAAAATTAATTCACCATCTATAATATAATTACATAGTTTTTTTAAAAACTACTAATTAATCTTTTTTTCTATAGATCTAAATACTTCGCCACCTTCGTCGGTTTTGAAATAAGCTGCCATTGCTGAGTATGGATTTTCATCAAACGGCACATTCATTAGCTTCCTCCCATTAGAAGTCCAGGAAAATGTTCTTTGATCTTGAGACAACGTAATGACGCCTGCTTCGGTAGCTTTAATGGCTGTATTTCTAAGGCCTACATTCTCGTCTTGCGCTAATTCTAAGAACAAATACGGGTTGCTTCTTGCAAATAATCTTAAATCTCTTTTAATTTCTTTAGAAGATAATTTATTCACTGAGGTACCCATTTCAACTCTTAATATAGCTTCCGCATCATCAATATCCATTTCTCTAGCAAATACAGCTGCGTCTGTTTGGATATCTAGTAGTTCTAGATCGTCATAAGCTTCCTCTACTGCATCAAATTCTTGGTATATTCTTCCTTTCAAAGGGTGATACAAAGAAAGTAGCTTTTGCAAATTTTGTTTTTCTTTTGGTACTTTTAAATCGCCGTCCCTAAACATTATATGCCCTAAGGTTGCCTCGCCATCTTGATTTTCCTTAAATGGGGAATCATGGTTAGTTGCGTATCTAAGTTCTTTTTGTTTTCCATTTTCTGGATCAAAATATAACAAAGAATGCTTTCTAGTGTGCCTTCCTGGTATTGTTAATGTTAGCGGAGATTTGTTTCCTATTAAGTAGTATATTCTATCCTTAATTTCCCATTGAGGTTTAGATGCTACTTTTGTTTCTTTTATAGTAGGTATTGTAATTTCTTCTACAATTTTTTCTACTTGTGTAGCTTTTTTAGCTACTGGTTTTTTATTTGCCATAATATAATATAATTTAATAGTTAAAAAGTAAAGTAAGAGTGCCCGAAGGCACCCTTATCCCTACATTATTTGAATCCTTAGATTCCTTTGAATAGTACAAAGTTATTAGCAGCTTGCGTTACTAAACATCTCTCAGATAGGAAGTTTACTTCCATTGCATCAAGAGTTGAAGTTTGAGCACCACCAACAGATCCTGTTAACCAAGATTTCATTCTACGGTCATCAGTTTGAGAAGCTCTGTATCGTACGTGCAAGAATGGACGTCTGATATTTGTTCCTAAAATTTGATCGTAAACAGTTGATGTCCCAGCTGGTACTAACACACCTTCGATTGAATTAACTCCAGTAATTCCTCCACGAGTGGATGCGTCATTTAAGTATTTCCAATCTGTTTTATAGAAATCGTAAGATCCTCTACGGAATCCACTAAATCCTAAGTTAAGTGCCATGTCCTCTGAATTTTCAAACAAACCGTAAGCAACTCCTCCAGTTTGTCCACTAGAGATTGCAGCTAGCATATCATCAAAATCTAAAGAAGTTTGACGTTGTAAAAACAGCATGTTTTCTTCGATAGCTCCTTGAGTATCTAGGTTTTTAAGAATTGCATCAAATTCAGTTAGTCCGTTAGCGGCCGTGAATCCAGTTTGTACATTACCTCTATCTTGGATAGCTGCAAACAAACCTTGTGTTCCTGGCTGCTGTAGGTCCTGGTAAGCACCTGCTCCTGCATTTGTATTTAATTCTCCTTCTACCATAGCCATTTCTAAGTAGTCTTGGAAACGTAAGCGAGTTTCAGATGCAGCCTTCAGGTACCATAGGTATCCGTCAGTTCCATCTTCAGTTGCTACATTTACCCAACCAATCTGTGCGGTATCTGATCCAGATACAACATACTGATCTCTAATTATGATTGGAGAGTTTGAAAATTGCGTTAATACTGGCTCAACAGATACTCTAGCAGCTGAATTTCCAGCTCCAGCACCAATAGTGGTACCTTTAGAGTAATCAGATCCATATACAAAAACCTTAATGCTACCAGATGTAAATACAGATCCAGCAGTGTTTAATACGTTTCCGTTATAAAACTGAAGAGTAACACTTCCAACACCAGCAACTCCTGGGGTAGTAGCAGTTACAACAGCTTTAGCTTCTGTTCCTGTTACTGTGTCCAAAAGAACAACTGTATCGTTGATAGACATTACGTTTTGGGCAGTAGCGCCTCCTCCTATAACTAAGACAGTAGGTGCTCCTCCAGCGTAAGTACAATCATCATAAGCAATATGCAAACGATTTTGTTCAGACCAAATTACTTGATCAGATGTCATTGGCATTTCAGCGCCAACCATGTTTAGAAATCCAGCTAACGTTCTGTTTCCATAACGCTCTACTTCTGCTTCATAAATTTCTGGTAAATATTGCTGTGCAAAATCAGCAAAATTAGCAGGCACTGCTCCAGCTCCCCCATTGGCGGTCCATTGTAGGTAGTTGGTATTAAGTATCTGCTGTGATTGTGAAGGGACTATATCCCCAAATTGTGGTAATAAACTCATTGTTATTAATTTTTAAACTTTTTAATTTTTAGTTTTGTCGAGTCCGCTCCAGAAACTGATTTCACTTTGTATGCACCAAACCTTGCTCCGTCTATCGGCGCAGCTTTTCTAGCTGAGCTGGATGTATTATTAGATTTGTTTACAACATCTCTAATAGCATCGGCTTTGCCTTGTTCGTAAAAGTGATTTGCCATTTTATCGGCATTTGCACCCGCATACAATGCTTTGTGATACCCTGCGGTATCTTCAATCATACCATCTTTTCCAAGGAACTTCCCTATAAAATTACCGATGTCCGATTGCGTTTCTGCTACCTGCGATGGGTTTTGTACGCCATATCTAAATTTTTTTTCACCTAATGTAAAATCGAAACCTTCAAATTCGTTATTAAGTAATTGATTAGTGTTGGCCTTAAACTTTTCGTGATTAGCGTTGTTTCTTTCCTGGTCCTCTTTATGTCGATTAAAAAATTCCGATGCTTTTTTTTGATCCTCGGTAAGTGCCGGCGACTTCAACCTGATGTCGTCATAATACTTATCCTTGGTCTCACTTAAAAACGTTCGGGCTTTTGCAACCTCTTCTTTATATGCGAGTTTTTTTCTGCGGATATCTCGCTCCTCGTCTATTTCTTCATCAAACGCAAAATTGTCATCGATCATAAAATCAATTTCGTCTGCGCTTAAATGGGATTTAGTACTCTTGTAATATTCTTTTACCAATACATCACGATCAACTTCATCGTAATTAGTATTTAGCCTTATGTAGTCTTGCATATTGCCCCCTGTTTCTTTCATGAAATCTATCAACTTATTGATATTTTCAGGCAATTCGGGTTTAGATAAAACAGGAACTACTTCCTCTTTTGGTTTGCTTTCTTCAATGATCTCCCTAATAACCGGCTCAGGTATTTCCTTAACTATGTCTTCGGCATCCTCCGTTGACTTTACCTCGGTAACTGCGGTTGGCTCTAGATCCTTAGCGGGCTTATCTCCTTCATTGGGTATTATCACCCGGGTTACATTGCTTGGAATGTCTATTAAGGGTTCTCTGTTTTTAGCCGCTAATTGTTCTTCAGTTAGCTTTGGCTTAGACTTGATCTTAAAAGATCCTTCTGTTTTTTCACTCATGATATGATATTATATAATTATTAAATACTTGTTTATTGAGGCATGAACTGTGACATATCCATACCACTCATAGAGCCTTGCTCCATATTCTCGAAGTCTTTAGGCATTCCTTTGCTTTGCCTCTGTTCTATCATTTGGCTTTGCTGGGTTCCTTCTTTTTCTATTCTTTTGGCTTTAGCCGCATCGGCATTATCCTCCTTAGCTTTTATTTGCCGAGCTTTTATCTGCTCTAATTGCAAGTTATACTGAAATTCAGTAGCCATTAATTCTTTTTTAATTTGAGCTTCAGCTTGCATTCTTTGCATTTCAAAGTTTGATTTTGCTTGCTCTATCGAAACTTTTTCAGCGGTTAGTGCTTGTTGTTTTTGCACTTCGGCCATTGCTGCTTTTTCAGATGCCTGGGCATTTGCCTGTGCCTGTGCCTGGATATTTTGCTGAACTAAAGCTTGCTCTCTTTGTTGTCTTTTTTTCCTTTTTACCTTTAGCATTTCATTAGCCAGCTTAAGGTTTTTAATTTGGTTAATATCTATTGAATCCTCAATATCAATTTCTTTTGTCTGCAAGCATATTTGTATGTTTTTCTGCAGCTCTGCTCTTTCTTCTTCATCAGGTTCCATTTCTAAGAATATACCGAAATCATGTAAATTAAGATTTTCAATTTCTTTTAAAGTCTCAACGTTAAAAGTTGACACACTGTTCATTAACGAATTTTTTGTTAATGGAAAGTTTAAAACGTCATTTATTTTTAAAGAAATATTCTCGCAGGTGCTTAAAGTTAATTGTATGCTAGCATCTTGTATATGTTTTGTAGCAACATTAGATGCATTGGCAGCCATTTTTTGAAGTCCAACTAAAGAATCCGGGCTCGGCATGCTTCCATCACGGGCTTCGTTTAATCCAGTTACGTCCCTAATCATTTGCATATTATAATTATATGCAGTAATCAAAGCTTGTATTTTACCTATTCCAGAGGAGCTTGATAATTCTTGTATAGGAACCTTACCTCTGTTCATATCCCCTTCTTGGGTCATAGATCTACCAACAACGGAACCAGTTTGGAAATACATATTCAATGCTTCCTGAGGGTTGTAATTTGTACCATTACCTAAATCAACCTCGGCTAAACCGTCTACATCCAGAAAGACCCCGTCCGGAACCATCCTAGCTAATACTTGTTGTATTTTTAAGTGGGTTAGCTGTATAACATCTGCAAAACCAATACACTTACTTATAAGTGATTGTATTACCCCTTTATACATTCGCGGGGCGCTCATTGAGTAACTCATTTCAACTCTGGTAGTATCGGCTAAAGGACGAGTCATATTTTCCGACATATTCCATTTAAGCATTATATCAGTACCTATAATTTTAGCTCCTTCATACAACACTTCAATAGATCTAGCTACTCTTTCAAAATTGTCATTTGGAGGTGGATTAAACATATCGGTTTTTTCAATAGCCTTTTCTAAACCAGTGTCTGTTCTTTTTATTTTAAACACCTGATCCGTATAGGTTTTGTATTCAAAATATAATACCTGAACAGTGTTATTGTCATAATTTTCAAATCCCTGAATCATCCTTCTGTTTCCTGGAGACTTTTGAATTTTTTCTAGCTCCTCGTTGGATATATAAGGAAACTCTTTTTTAAGTTCAGGTATTGATATAGACTTTACCTCACCTACATAGTATATGTCATCAAAATTAGGGTCCTCCGTGTACGACCATACACAATAAGCAGGGTCTACATAATCTACTACAATACCTTCAGCAGGGTTAAACGATGTTTTTGTTACCCCAATTCCTATGTTAACCAAATCTTGATTAACCCTAGCTCTCACTAAGTCGTATTCATTTGTAGCTAATACCGTATTGATTGCCTCCTCTTCCGCAATTTCTATAGCGGGCTTATATCTAAGTTGCATGTGGAGATCTCTTTCCTCCAGCGTTTCAGGAAGAGCGTTGTCAGGTATACCGGACCTACTCAAATCCATAGGTATAATCTCACTGGCTTTAGCTCGCGATTCTACCGTTAGCATATCAAATAGAATATTTTCAGCGTATCTAGTTCTTTTCTTTAAAGACTGAGGGTCTTGAGAATATGCAGATAGGTCGTATTGCTTTTGTGTAATACCATTCGCTACAATATTAGAAAACTTTGAAAGTATTGGAACTGGCTTCCAGTCTAAATTAAGATAAGACAAATCACCATTAATAGCCAACTCGTCTTTGTACTTTTGCACGCTTTGCTCTCCCCTAGCATATAGCCTAAGGTTATGAAAGCTATTCCAGTTAACAGAATATCTATTTGACCCAGCCCCTCCATAATTAAACCACTCCTGCTCGATAGCCCTTGACACCTGCAATCCGTATTCTAGCGTAGCTTTCTCAGCATCGCTAACTACCTGATCAGGAAATGGGCTATTAGTGTTTGTACTTACATTCATTTATTATATTATTTTTGAAGTAGCTCCCTCGTTATTGTATTTTTTAAATCCTAAAGTGTACACTTTTTTTTGCGTTGCCGCTCGGGGTGTATACCTGTGCTTATTGCAAGCCATTAAGGCTAGCCCTGAGCTTATAGATGCATCATGCTTTGTTCTATTGTTTATATCAAACTTAGCCCAATCTTGTAATGTTCTTTGTAAATAAACATCTCCATACCCGTCTACTTTTTCGCCAACAAAATCCTCTATGTATGTTTCAATAGCGGATGCATGAGCTTGTTTTATATCCTCGCTTGAATTAGGTATTCCACCTACTTCTCTTTCTGCTATTGATAACTTATTGTAGGTTCTATCGGGTCTATTAATACTAAAACCCCTGTATCCCCTTCTTTTTATATAATAAAGTAATCTTGGTTTATTGTTCTCCGCAAGTATAGGCATGCCGTAAAACACCATAGCCATTAATACATCTTCAAAAAACATTTCAGCTGTTGCTGGTCTTGCGATATACTCTAAAAAGAAATGATTAGGAGGTACGTCCTCCATTGAAAATTTAGTTAATCCATGTAAAGCTCCGTTAGAGCCGCCGCCGCCAACGACACCACTAATATCGTAACTGTCACAACCAAAGGCACCCATGTGCTCATTTCCTGGATATTTAATACCATTTTTTATCGTTATATTGTTTTGTTGCTCTTGATTAGGTACCCAAGTAATATAAAATCTACCGTCTTTATTAGGGTAAAATATTACCTCAGTATCTTTAATGCCATTTTTCCATTGAAAGTTACCTTGTGTAACCATTGTATTATTCCTTAACTCTTCGTTGTAATCTATCTGCTGATATATTTTTGTTAAGTTAAATATGGATTGTTTTGATTCATCTCTGAATGCGTGTTGCTCTGTTCTTGGAAATTGACGATAATATTCGTTCAGTGCATCTGGATCATCTTTTAATCCCTCTACTTCGTTTTCCCAATGATTAATAACCCCCTCTTCAATAGAAGTTCCATGAGGGCCTTCCGTTTCTTTTTTAGGTGTTTCAAATACCGGCCAACCATATTCGTCAATAAACCCTTCGTAATTCCATTCCATTGGAATAAACAGTTTATACAAGCCACTTCTTGTTTGGCCATTTTTGTTCCTATTTTTTACGTCAGAACTATCGTATAGTTTTTTGAAGTTTTTACCCCCTTTATCTAATGCGTTTGATGTTGATCCCATCATGCACTTTCCAATAACCCGGCTACCTAATCTTAAGCAGGTCTTTGTAACCCGCCAATTGTTAAGTATATTTGTGGGTCTCTCCCATTTACCGCTTTCGTCATGTACTAGTAACTTTAGTTTTTCCCCATCGTACGAGTTGTCGCCTGTATTTTTCCAGTCGACCGTGGTGTCAAGCCCTGCGATTTCTTCTGGTACCGCGTTGGCGTCAAGTTTCCTTCTTGTGAATTTTGAGGCGGGAACCCTGTATGCGAGTTCTGTTTTTGGACGGTCCATCCCATCCTGGATTGGTTTAAAGAAGAATGGATAGTTAACCGATATTGGTACAACTTTGTCTGTAAACATCTTCTTTGCATCGGGTCCAGATTTGGACAGTATACCAAATCGAGCATCCGAAGATATTGTTGCTTGGTTAACGGTTTCGCCGGAAGCCATGAAAGAAAATCCTGATCTCCTGTTTTTAAGGTAGCACATGCCGTAGCTTCTGTTGTCTGCTTTGCAAGCTTCCCAGAATAGATAGAATAGTCTGTTTGATTCCCGAAAGTCTGGTTGCCCAACGTCAATCTTGGACCACTGCAAGTACATGTAATGAGTACCAGTAATGTAAGTAGGCTTATCCTGGTTATAAAACCAAAAGCCTTCTTCACGCCTATTAAACTCCTCGTCAATATACCCATACCATTTTTCTTTAAAAGCATCAGGGTATTTAATCCAATCCGCTTCGCTTTTTATTTTACTTAATTCCCCTGGATACTTAGCGGCTTTCCACTTGTTTATCCCTTTATTAGGTTTGTCTTGCAATAGAGGTAAAGCAATATGCACCCCGCTTATTAAGTATATATCACCTATTTTGCCGGTCTTACTTATAACAACAACATCATGTTCTTTGTCATAACCATACTCCCATTTTGCATAACGATTTTTTTTCTTAATTGCTTGGGGTTTAATATAGTCCTTGACTATACTATATAATTCTTGCTTATAAGCCATTATTTAGATCTCCCCTCTGCAAAGCCTTTAAATGCAGGTTTATCAGAAGTTCCAGTTGCCTTAGCAATCATGTTTTCTTCTTCCTGTATTCTGTTTAGTATTTCAAAAGCATCTAATATACAAAGTTTTTTAGTAGCGGCAGCATTTTTAAGTCTGTCAGCTGATATATCTTCATCTGAGTCAACGATCTTTTCCTCTGCTACCTTTACTAATTCTTTAATTGCTTTGTGCCCAGCGGCTATTATACTCCTCTTCGTTTCTATCGAGTTCATACTTTATAACAATATCATTTGATTTCATACAATACATAATCTGGTCATCTATAATAAATTCCCATTCGCTGTTCGGCGTAAACCCTATTATGTCCCCTGTGTTAATTCCGGAGCTCTTTAAGGAACTATTACCTATTTTTAGTATACCAATAAGATCAGTGGTTTTTTGACTGCTTAAAATGTCTTTATTTTTAACAGGAGCAACAAAGCACCTGTCTCCAAAGGATTTCCATAAGTCTTTCCTTTTATATAAATAAATTTGATCTACTGCACAAAAAAACAAATCGTCTTTTAAAAAGGATCTGCTGTTCTTTTTGATTCCTTTCATATCGTAAAACACCCTAAACACATTATGGTGCACAATAATTAAATCCCCTTTTTTTATTGACGTCGCAAATGCAACAGGAGTTTCAATTACTTCAGCAACGTTATTGACATGCTTAAAGCTTTCTATAGAGCTATTTGTTATAAGGGTACGCTCCCCAACCTTGATCTCGTTATCATATCTTTTGCCTACCGGCTTTATGATAAAGTCATACACGCTCCGCATTAATACTCTAAGTCATATTCAACGGATATTGCCATGTTAGAATTAAATTTCTTCCATGGCATTACCTCGTCTACTTTCTTAATAAATATGTTATAAGAATTATCAGACTTTTCAAATATTATATGAGAAATTTCGTGGCCGCCGTAAACTGTCTGTTTAACAGAGTAGTGCATTGCTTCGTTTTTATAGTCAGCCCCGATACTAATTTTTCTTATAACACTTTCCATAACTTACTCTTTAATTTCCTCGTAAGTTCCGTCAGAAAGATTAATATTAACTGGACCATAATTAGCTTCAATGTCCTTTTTTACCTCCCCCATTTCTTTTTCAAGCATGTTTACCTGAAAAATAGCTTTGGCTTTTTGTACCTCTAATACACCAATGTTAGCTAAATAAGATTGCAACTCCGTTTGCAGCTCTGTTACTTTCTTTAACTCGTCTTTAGTGATTGCCTTTGGAGTTACCTCCATCTTTTTTACTTTACTCATTTTGATTTAATTTAATTGTTAATTATTAATTTTTATTTTTTGACAACGCTTTTGATAGGCGATGCTTCAAACTCTCCCCCTCCTTTAATAGGCGCCACTACAACTGGCTCTTTAGGGTTGACTATAATAGGTCCCTCCGGATCTGTTGGCCCTACAGGACGGGTTCCAACTAGCTGTGATATTATAGCTTTGTCTAATTCTTCCTGATTCTTATACTTGCCCTTCTCAAGAGCCTGTGAAAACTTGTCATAAAACATTTTTTCTTGAAGCTCATCTTTAAACTTATACCCTTTAGGTAAGTTAATTTGAAGTCTCACCGGTGCTGGTGCTGGTGCTGGTGCTGGTGCTACTACAGCGGCTTTCTTTTTTGCTTTAATGGATTTAGATCTAGAACTAGAAGATCTGTCCGCCACTAGTGCTACATTTTTTTCTGCTTGAAATCTAGGTGGGCAAGGGGGTTGTCCGTCTCCTCCGCAGCCTCCGCCCATTATTGAATTATTCGCGGGATTACCTTTAATTCCTGGGGTCATTTTAAATGCCATAATTATTTTTTTTATTAGTTAGTTTTTAATCTTCGTCACCGCTTGTTATGTTAAAGCCGGTATTATTCATAAATGTTCTGTTTTTAAATTTTTTTCCTGCAACATAAGCGCTTGTAGTCCTCCTGCCACCAAGGCCACCTAAGCTATCTTGATCAACAAAGTTTCGAAGATCCTCCGGGCCCATGCGCCTAGTTACATTTATATATCTTTCTCTTCCATCCAGCTGCGGAGTGTTTGTGCTTGTCCTATTCGCATTTCCTGAGTAAAAACCAGTTGCAGCATTTCTGCTTGAGAGAGTTGTGGTTGGCCTGGCGGAATTTGAAATTTCTCCTAGTATATCCCCAGTTAAAACATTTTGGGCTTCCTTTATTAAGGGCAAGCCAGTGTCCCCTCCCCCTGTAACTCGGGTCATGTAATTTTGTCTCCCACTTCCAGTAGCAGTTGACGTGCCAGGTATCATAGGGTTAGTGTTTTGGCGATTTACCGAGTTTGCTACCTGAGTTCGAGCTTCAGAGTTTGAGTAATATTGAGGTTTCATATTATCCATAGAAATATTACCATTTCCTTGTGTTATAACAGTCGGCTTGCCTCCTAGGGAGTTTTGAAACGTATCCTCAATAACATCATACGTCTTTCCATCTGTGCTGTTTTTTGTGACAGTTGCGGTTGTTTGCGTTATATTAGGGTTGTTTGGAAGATAACTTGTATCAAGAAGATCCCCTTTTCCTGCTATTATTTGTCTTCTTAGCATATTCGATCTTTCCTCGTTAGAAAGCTCTGTTGCTGCAGGCTTAGTTCTTTTAACAATCCCCAGATCTACTGTAGGTAGCTCATTGGTAACTCCGCTACCAAAAGTTTCATCGGAATCAGATGCAACGACTCCATTTGGTTCTGGGTCAGTTTCTGGGTCAGTGCCTCCATTAGTAAGGGCGGATATGTTTGCGTTTGTTAAATTGTTTCTGCCAAAATTTTGTTTATAAGCCATGATTTTTTTTTAATATAATCGTTTTATTCCGTAAACTCCGGTAATATCACCGGTGTATTTACTAGAAATTGAATCTTTGTTTATTAATGTGTACTCTATTGTAACACGGTATCCATTATCTGGATTATATAATTCCGTGATAAATTTGTTTTTTTCTTTTACAACAACTTTTTCTGTTATAACGTTATATTCCTTAAAAGAAGTGTTGTAGCATTGTAAAACCGAATATTCGGAAGCTAAAATTGTTTTTAAGTAATCCGTTCCTTCGCTTTGCCAGATTCCGTTAAACTGTTCTTGTGCTTTTGCTGTAAACGATGTTAGTGTAATAAATAATGCAATAATTAGATTTTTCATAGTATTAGATTTAATTGTTATTATATTTATTATATAATTACACGAAATCTGGTAAAACTACTTCATTTATCTTTATTATTCATTATCTTGCGCCCTTTTTCCCAAGATCTACCCACAAAATATGCGCCGTAAACGGTAACTAGCAAGGTTTGAAAAATAGGTATGTACTCTGTTGCTATTTTAAATTCACCAATGTTCCCATCCGCAAATGCTAATAATGAAAATACAAATGTTAGGTATATTAATACCATTGGCCGAATATTTTTAGAAAGAAAGCTATCCGAACTCATGTCCGACTTCCATCTTGCTGTAACTTCCACTTGCGCGTTAGCCTCTGCTTTTTCAAGAATAACCTGCAATTGTTTTTTAATTTCAAGTTTTTCTTCCTTTGTGGTAGTCAAGCTGTCGATTACCTTACCTACTTCTTTTATAAGTCCTCCAGTCAACCATGAAATTATTTTGCTCATATTCTTTAGTTTAATAAAAACCCCGCAAATTTTACTCCGCAGGGTTATTAAAAATAATTATGCTATTGCTATTGCACTTACAGTAATACCTACTGGTAGTTGTACTCTAGCTTTAACCCCGCCTGGGTTAGCCGTTAATGCTGCGTTAACTGCATCTCTTACTGAAGGAGCTGTGCCTGTAGTTAAGTGAGTAATTGTTGCTGCTTTGCTGTCGTAGTAAACTACAGTTGACGTTGCTGTTGCTGCTCTTACGCCGATAATTCCTTCTACTCCTAATAATACGTCCCCACCTGCTAATCCAGCACCTGTAGACTTAATTGCGATAAATTTTGCCATTTTGTTTTTGTTTTTGTTTATGTTAATGTTTATGTTTGGCTTAGGTTTATACAGTCCTATTCTGTTATTTATTTTTGTTTAGTATTTCTTTTTTCTGGCAGCGGTAGCGGCTTTAGTGCCTGCTCTGCCTACAGATTTACCTGCTGTACTTGCGGCGGCTGTCTTGCCTGGATTTTTATTTCCCATGCCTTTTTTTCTGGCTTTTTCTTTAACTGCTGCCGCTGCCTCTAGCTTAGCTTTTTTTGCTGCTGCTACTCTTTTACCGGATTCGGTTTTTCCAAGTTTGTTTACTTGCTTTGTTTTCTTTACATATTTTTTGAACTTTCTTGCTTCTTTTCTACTACCGCTTTTTGCGTTTACAACGTCCTTTCCAGCTTCTGCTTGCTTGGTTTCTTTGCGGGCTATCTTACGCTCAGTTCTAGCATCTACTCTTTTTTCCTTCTTATCTTCTCTTTCTACTTTTTTTACAGAGCGTTTTTTTAATCTTTCTGCTCTTTTAGGATTTCTTTTTTTTACCTCTTCTGCTTTTTTCGCTAATGCCGCTGCTTTTTTGTTTTTTGGTACAACTTTTACTCCCATTTTATCTTTTTTTAGTTTTTTTAACTGGAACACAATTATTAACGGTTTTTCCGCCTTTCTTTTTTGTTCCTTGCTTTATATATCCTCTCCAACAAGGAGTTGTTTTCTTTTTAGCTTTCATCTTCTTCCTGGATTAGTTATTCTAAATACGGGCTTTGCATCCCACCCGTTTCTACCTTTAGATCCTTTAGTTCCTATCTGAGGCGTTTTCATGTATTTACTAAGACACCCGCAATTTGGTTTGTTTCTTTTCATATTAGCAATTCCATTTTCTTCTTGCAGCTAATCCTCTTTCCGATTTCCAGCTTTTAGATCTTGCGCAAAATGCTTTACGTCTTTTAGCTGCTTTACTGCCTTTTTTAAGTTTTGACGGTGGTGTTGTAACAGCAGTTTTTAACTTACTGCCGGGATTATCTTTACGGTACTTTGCAACTCCTTTAGCGGTCATTCCTCCACCTGCTTTTTTGCCTGTTCCACCTTTTTTGTTTACTTTCGCATAATTACCTTCTGATTTTTTACGCGACGGAGCTTTGCCTTTTTTCTTAGGCGCCGCTTTTTTCTTTTTTGCTACAGCCATTACTTTTTAGGTTTAGTATGAGTATAACCTTGCTTTTTTAAAGCATTATGCTGGGCCATTGTTTTAGCTACTTTTGTAGTTTTGCCTTTGTACATGTTATGTACTTTAAATGCTTTTGCCATAATTTATTCTTTAGTGTTATCTTTGTAGGTTATAGTAACTTGACCTCCATTTACTAAAACATCTGCTATTGGTGGGTAAATTCTTTTATACGCGTCAGTTGAAGAACCTATAAATCCCCTTTTTGTAACATTTTGTGTTTGTGAATCTCCTACTAAAAGACAGCCAGCGGAGTCGTCGTCGTCATTTCCTATATGGATTAGTATGTATTCAAATCCAGGGACATCTCTAACCCAAAGCATTCCTTTATTGAACTCTTCACCAAATTTATCATTATATTTTTGGTTAAGCCCACCTACTGTACGAAGAGTTACATTGTACTCTCCTGCAGGTATTCTAGTTTCACCTGGTATTTTTACTTCACGAAACTCATCCTCTAAAGTAAAACATAAGAATTTACGTTCACAGGTAGTATCAAATAAAACCCCTAATGTGGAATCACTATCCGAGCTAAATCTCAAAACTTCTAATTTCATATCAAGCATAATTTATACAGCTCTATCTTATAAAAATTCTGTGTAACTTTGAAAGTATTGTCCTTTTTTAGCGCATTGGGTTATAGGCTTATATTCGTAAGGCGTAGGAAATTTTAGCACTTTCATTCCGTTGGGCCCCCTAGAGCTCCCTGCTACGTGAGGTCTTCCTTCTTGGCTTAAAGGCCCTCCCCATAACGCTGCCTCCCCTTGAGGAGAAGCTTGATTATGTGGATGTTCGTGTGCATGCAATTTCATAGGCTGATGTGCTCCTTCTTTTGTGTTGTTCATGGTTTTATATTTTAATGTTTTTTTAAACTAATCCTTGCATTGACTGTTGGCGCATAAACGCATTTCCTTGTATTTGGCCCACAGCATCTTGCTGGGGCGCGCGTGCTGCGTTATTGTAAGGATCCGGTGTAGCCGCTGCTGCTGCTGCCATTGTGCCTAGATCTCCAGAAGGTGTTTCAGCCGCTAGTTCAGGTGCTGCTGTTGCTGCTGTTGCTGCTGGCGCTACTGCAAATCCTCCTGCCCCTAGCCCAGTGCCCGCTAATTTTGATGCTGCAAAGCCTCCTGCTTGATTATCCGCTGTTACGCTAGCAACTCCGCTTCTATTTCCGCCTCCTATTAGGCTTCTTTTTTTAGCCTCTTGCTGTGCTCTAATCATATCAAAACCCCTCTGCATTTGGTCTTGCATCCCGGGTATCTGTCCAAACATGTTTATCATAATTATCTTGTTTTATCTTTATTAATTTTATCGAATGCAGCGGAATACACTTTCGCACTGTATGTATCTTTTTTCATTAAGGGGTTGCGTCTAGTTGAAGTAGGTATATCCTCTTCTCCTAACATTATACGATACATCTGCTGTATCAAGCATTTGCATCTAAAGCTAATCTTATATATACTATAGCTTTTGTCAGATCCGTTATAGCCTCGCCATTTAACGATCCAGCCTTCTTTAAGTAGCCTGTTCCATCTTCTGTTGTCCCAAGAGTATGTAAGGCTGCCGTCTTCAAAATCACGCTTCCTAAATTGATCTAAACAATCAAAGTAGATAAGTAGCTCTAGATCCGCATCGGTAATACCATTTGTTTTAGTGGCCCATCTGCGTATCACCCTATAATGCTTTAACAGTCCGAGTTCTTTTAAATCACCTCCTGTTAACTTTCTCATAAAACAAAAACTACATCCCCGGTTTTTATAACATGAAATGTTTCTCTATCTATTTCTATCTTATGTCCCGCGTGTCTGTCGTAGTATACTACATCATTTTTTTTGATGCCGTCACATTCGCTACCTGTTGATATCACCGTAGCTTCTACGTAACGTATATCCTCTCTATGACTTTCAGCTAAAAGCAAACCACCTTTAGTTTCGGTTATACCTTCTTTTAACTTTTTTATTATTATGTTTCTACCTATAGCTTTCATATTATCCTCTTACGTTAGACATAACACAGTTAGTTGACAAGATAGTCGAAGCAACCGAAGCCGCATTTTTTAAAGCTGATTTTGTTACCAGCACAGGATCTATAATTCCCGCCGTAAACATATTAACTACTTTATCAGTTTCTACGTTTACTCCGTAATTCTTTTTACCGATGTCCTTATATTTAAGTCCCGCGTTTTTCATTATTATTTTGCAAGGATAGTACAACGCTTTTAGAACTATCTCCTCTTCAGGATTTTTAGCTTTTATACTTGTAGCCGCATTAATAAGGGCTACGCCACCTCCGGCAACCACACCCTCTTTGATAGCAGCCTTTGTCGCACATATTGCATCCTCTACTCTGTCTTTCTTTTCGTTTAGTTCTACCTCAGAGTTACCACCTACTTTTACTATAGCTAGTTTAGCTGCAAGCATTGCTAAGCGTTTTTCAAGCTTAATAACTTTTCCTGCGTGAGATTCAGTAAGCAACTGCTTTTTAATGTTACTAATGATTGCTTGCACTTCTTCTGACTGTTCTTCGTCTATCTGGAACACTGTGTCTCTGAATGTAGACACTGCTTTTACGCAAGTACCTAAACAGGACAAATCCATTAAGTCTAAATCATCCCCTAGGTTTTCACTTATAACCGTTGCTCCGGTTAGTAGAGCTAAGTCATCAAATATTTCTTTTCTGTTTACACCGTGCGTAGGCGCCGGAACTATATTTACTTTTATAGACCCTTTGTTTTTATTCATTGCTAAGGCAGCTGCTACTTTAGAATCAACATCCCCTACAATTAGCAAAGACAAATTGTTCTTAATTACATGTTCTAATATAGTTTGTATCTGTCTTATAGTATCTACTGCCGAATCAACAAGCAGTATTTTAGGGTTAATTAGCTCCGCTGTATTAGCTGCAGGGTTAGTTACAAAATGGTTATTAGTAAAACCTTTTTCGTATTGAACACCCTCTACTACCTCTATACTTGTCTCTCCGTCGTTTGATGTTTCCATCATAACAACCCCTGTGAGATCTACTGCGCGGTAAGCATCCGCAATAAGCTTGCCTAGCTCTTCGTCATTGTTTGTGGATATAGTAGCTACCTCATCAATCATACTGCCATTAACAGGTCTAGCTTGTTTATCTAGATTCTTCATAGCTTTATCAACCACCTTGCTGATAGCCTCGCGCTTCTCTCTACTAGTAAACTTATCTTTTGACTTGTCAAACTCTTTTAAAATTGCATGAGCTAACACTGTGGAGGTTGTAGTTCCATCTCCTGCTTCCGCAACCGTTCTTCTTGCAGCTTGCTTAACTAGCGAAGCCCCCATGTTTTCCACAGGATCCAATAAAACGCTTAGTTCCGCCACTGTAACCCCATCTTTTGTTATTAAAGGTATACCATGTGCGTCTTCAAAAATAACGCATTCTCCTCCCCCTCCTAGTGTAGAAGCAACCGCTTCTGTTAGGATCTCGATGCCCTTAAATACTTTTTTCCTACCTTCGTCCCCGAAGCTAAACTCTTTTACTATTTGATTCATTTAATTAGATTTTATTATATAATTACCCGTAATTTTAAAAAGCTACAAATAATTTTTATTTACCCTTGTGATATCTTTAATATTCCGGCATCATCCCATACAACCCCTTTTGAAACTGGATCTGCCGTTGGTAGATTTTGAAAAACAACTCTTCCCCCGGTAACTTTTAAATATGTAGATCTCATATTAGAATAATATTCATCTTCCACAAGAAGTGCATATTTTCTGAAGGTGTCTCCTGTATTGCCTGTAAAAGTATATGTCACACCATCACTATATTGATTCCCTCCATTAACTATTTTAGCGTATGCTGTATCTTTTCCAGCAAAAACTATTTTAGGGATTGGTCCTGCCATATTAGAAGATGTATCTGTAGTGTCTACAAACCAAACGCATACTGTGCTTGGTAAATTTGGCGGACCAGTATACGGAGAATCTCTATCCACTAGCTGTATAAGAGATGTTCCATTACCCGGGTTTGCCTCTGCGTTATTTACTCTAACGGCTAAGTCAATTTGATGTGATGCAAGCATCCAATTATCGTAACTCATAGTTAGCTGTGGGTCATTTAATGTTGAATACCCTAGTCTAGTAAAAATGTCTTTTACACTTTCTTCATACATCACCTTTACATCGTCAGTAAGACTAAGCCCTTGAGAAATATCATACCCAGGATCTAAAGATGGTGTCCATTGCTTACTATATTCAGTCCAATTTAAGGTACTGGACGCTTGCCTATCGTAAACAACTAGTGAGGTTGTTCTTGTATCATTAAAATTAGGCGATCCTGGTGTTTTATTAGTTACCCTAATCCTATATGACTGATTTACCGCCGGAGAAATAGAGGTACTACCTGATTGTTCTCCAACTAACGCTAATGTACCACTTGCCGAGGGCCATTGCAAATCAATGTTGCTGGATACTGCCGTGTTAGGGGTTATTGAAGTTTCGTTACCCGAAGCGTTATTAAAAATTAATTGATTAGGTAGCACATCAGTGTATGATCCGTCGTCTATAAATGTAGTTTTAAATCTCTTCCCACTTAGAAGACTGGTAAAAGAAGTGGAGGTCGCAGTTATTTGGCCAGTACCCCACGTCCATAAAACGTCCGATGGACTTGCTTGGTATGTATTTCCTGTAGATACCACTCTTTGTAATGTAGCCCCATCATTTACAAATGTTTGTAAATTTACTGCGGTTATATTTTTTAACGGCTTATTTACATCCGATATATCGGTAACAGGGAACAAATCCCCCGAAGCTACCGTAGAAATAGTTGGATAACTTATTAATCTAGCCATAATTTTTATTTTTTCTTTTTATATTTGCGTTTTGGTACCTTGTATTTCTTTCTACCCTCTTTTTTAGTACCTTTACCATCATTCGCGCGGTTTCTAGCAATACTTTCCCATCTTCCGTCCTTGTGATCCCAGTCTTTACCTTTAACATTGACACCTCTCTTCTTTGCCTTGCGCCTTTCTCTCTGAGCATGGGCTTTTTTAGCTCTTCTTGCCGGCGTCTTAGCAAAAGCTAGGTCCCGGGCAGCTTTACGCTTCTTCGCCGCAGGCGATAATTTTTGTTTTGAGGCCATTTTAATAAAATTTAGTACTATGACTAATATAATTACCCAGTTTTACAAAAAGCTACGCCCGAAAAAAAACTTTGTTGCATAATTATAGGTATAGGGCTATATAGTAAAAACAAAAATCAAATTTAAAAAGAAAACGAAATTCAAAAACCCCACTCCCCTTTTAATTTTATGGATTACAAAATAAAGTTTACCTTAATCGTTGGGTTTACAGCCATAGTTTAGGCATCTAGGCCTATACTTATTCGATGAGAAGAGGTATACATTCACAACCGCGGCAGCGCGAGCGCAGCGAGTGTATAGCATAGGAAAAACGACGTGTATTAGATAATATAAGTGAATAAAGAAATTAATAATAACTTAAAAATAAATATCAAATGGAAAATCCAAATCAAATCCTTCAACACATTATTACACCATCACCTGAACACAAGATCTATGATGTACTAACTCAAGACATCTCAACAACACCACCAACATTCATATCCCACTATCATATAGACTTCAAGGATTACAATGATCTACTTGACCTGATTAGTTAACCTCAACATGTCCTTAATACCAAACTACTACATAACTAAAACGACTACTAATAGATAATATAACTGTAACAAATAATAATAACTTAATACTTTAACTATGACTAAGATCCAATTCAATACCAACTACAAAACAATCAATCAAATTACTAACAGTAATAAACTAAACAGACCGGTCCATATAATGTCAGACGGACTATATGTAGACAACAGTGACCTGGAAACTGTAGGAAAGATCCTTGACCGA